CACCTCCCGGCTGATTGGGCTCCCGAACGTTCCCAGCTCCCCGGCTACCTTGCCGCGTCTCAAAGCTCCCAGCCCCTCGCCACCGATCCCCGTGCGCTTATGCTCTCCGCCATAGGCGATCTCGTGAACCAATCCGAGGACCCCTACTGGGGCACCTGTGCACGCTGCGTCCATGACGGACAGAAATTTTGCACTATCCAAGGCCGTAGGATGCTTGCTTTGGACTCCTGCGACTCATACGCTGACGACCTTCCTACGGATGTTAACCTGCTCTCGGAAGCGATGCGAAAATGAGTGAATCAAGTCCGGCTGTAACAGCCAAAGCGGCGGTGTTTGACGTTAACGAAGGCGCTGATGCTGTTAAGGGCTATCGTTTCCCGTCCATGCCTGAGAACACCTTAGCTATTGATATTGGGGGTTACGCTAAGGCTTTCGAGAGTATGCTCGGGTCGGATGATCCGATGCTGGCTGCGGCTAAGGCGCTTGGGGTTGAGTCGCCAAAATACACCAGCGCTAAGGCGCTTGGGACTCCTCCTACGGCTTTTAACTTCGGGCGGCTTTCTTACGCGCCTGATGCGACGACTAATGGCGGCGTGATGCAATGGCCGGGGATTAACCCGGATTCCCTTCGCAAGATCGTGCGTGAGAATGTCGCCCCACAGCTTGTTCTCGGAATGCGCGTTGATGACGTGCTTCGTTATTCAAACCACGCAAAACACATTTGGAAACCCGGCTGGCACATTGAAGCCGTCGATACGGAAGATAACGACAAAGCGAACGTCAAGAAAGACATAGCTGAAGCGACACGCTTCATCCAGAACTCTAATATCGAAACGAGCTATACGGAAGTCCGCAAACGTGACTCCAAACGGCTCACAGGCTTTCAAAAGTTTCTTGCGGCTGGAACGCGCGACTGGCTCACCTTCGACATGCTCGCGATCTGGACGGACATGGATATGAAGGAGTGTGTTAAAGGCTACGCGCTTCTTCCAGCAGGAAACATCCGGCTTTGTACGACGGCTGGTTATGAGAACGATCCTGACAAATATGCTGTGGCAGTTGATGAGGGCGGAAGAGTCATTCAAGCATTTACACGTGATGAGCTGACCATTGCGGTGCGTAACCCGCGTACTGACCCTGACGTTTTCGGCTACGGGTACCCGGAGGTCGAAATGGCGATGCGCATTATCAAGGGATTTCAGAATGCGATTGACCTTAATTGTGATGTCTTCGATAAATGCCACCGAGCAGATACGGAGGTTTTGACAAAAGAAGGCTGGAAGCTGTTTGGTGCGGTAGACATCGAAAAGGACTTGTTTGCAACGCTTAATTTGCAGCATGGAACGTTTGAATACCAGAAAGCTACAGCTAAAACATGGCACGACTATTCAGGTGACATGTATCGTGTGGCTTCAAGGTCGTTTGATTTTGAGGTAACGCCAAACCATCGGATCATTACACAATACAAGCCCTCTTTTTTGATTTATGGCGAGACTGATTACACTGTCAGTACTGCACGCGATTTGTTTTTGCAGTTACAAGGCATGAAGAAGCTTTCAAGGCAAAACTATTGCCTTCCGACGACATCTGCGTGGGAGGGTAAGGAGATCAAAACAAAATCGTTTTCTGCCTATCCTACACATTATGGCCGTAAACCTCGAAAGATTTCGGGCGACGATTATTGTGCTTTCTTGGGTATGTTTCTTTCGGAAGGAAGCTTGGCAAAGGGTAACAGCCGCCGTTTAGAGAAAATCTCCATTGCCCAAAGACGCGCTTCTAAGGGTTTCCAACCGTTTTACGCACTGATTCAAAAAGTGCTTGATGCTAAGCCTCAGTTTTATGCAGAAAATTGTTTTGCTGTGAACTGGCACGGCCTTGCTGAACACCTTCGGCAGTTTGGAGAAGACTGCTACACAAAGCACATCCCACAGGAAATTCTTGACGCGACACCTCGCCAACAAAAAATCTTCTGGGATTATTACTGTTTAGGGGACGGCTGTATTCAATGGGTAAAAACGAAGAATGCAAAAAGGCTTAACCGTGTTGAACACATAGCTACGACTAGCCGCCTTATGGCTGATCAACTGCAAGAACTAGCGCAAAAAATGGGGTATGCTGCAACAATCAGTACTGTAAACGCTGAAAAATATATCGTGCCAGGGCGCATCATTAAGGGCGGTACACAAGCGATCAAAACAAGCAGGACTCGTTACGACATCCGCCTAAAAATGTCGAAAATGCAAGCCTTCAATTTAGAGAAGACGCCTTATACAGGTAAGATCGGCTGCGTCACTGTTCCCAATGGAACGCTCTATGTTCGGCGTAATGGCAAGGCTGCTTGGTCAGGAAATTCGAGCATAGCACAAGGTATCCTAACAGTCTCTGGTGGAGCGATCACGCAACGCCAAATCGACTTGCTTACTCGCATGTTTACGAACATGAAAAAAGGCATTTCGAAGTGGTGGGCTCTTCCCGTCATGGGGCTTCCAGATGGTGCAAAACTTGAACTCCTGGACTTGACGCGCTTAAAAGGAAACGAGTCATTTTATAATCTCTGGATGAACATGCTTGCAGGAGCACTTGCAACGCTCTGGCGTTTTCCAGTCCGCCGCCTGGGCTATAAAGTCAGCGGCACAGCGCGAGACAACGAACCTCTTCCTGACTCCTCTATCGCCGCAGTTGACGAAGACGATCCTGGCCTTGCTCCCCTGCTGACGCACTGGGAAGTCGTTATCAACGAATACCTTATAGCAACACGCTGGCCGCATCTGCGTTTTGGCTTCACAGGTAAGACTCCTAAAGAAGACGCGCGGCAGTTCGCGGAGATGAAAGAATCTCGCACATGGAAAGAAGCACGTGCTGAGAACGGTCTTCCGTCGCTTGAGACCTTGGTACAGGATAAAGACCTTAAGAAGCTTGCAAAGATTTTAGAACTAACACCTTCTGACGCTAACAGAAGTGGCGTGTTTCAGACACTTGCGGCGCAGTTCTTAAAGATGATGTTTGAGGGCAGCACAAAAGACGCAGACACACCCGGCTCAGCAATCACCTCTCGACAAGACTCTGCTCTCGCACAAGGTCACGGCCATGCAGCGGGTGTTCGGCGGAATTCTTCGCAAGAAGCTTAGCTAATAGGAGGTTTTATGGTTAAGAAAATAAATGATGACAAGCTCTTCAAAAAGCTCTGGAAAGCTAAAACACCAAGAGCTGAGATTGCAGCGTATTTTGGCGTTCTTCCGGGGACGGTAGACTCTAAAGCGCGAGCGTTTGGGCTTCCTAGACGTTTTGGACGAGCGGGCGGTAAGATGTGGACTCCAAAAGACATAGCCTTACTAAAAGCACTTAGGGCTAAGAATGTGAAATGCGCTGAGATTGCGAAACGCCTTGGGCGTTCTGTTGCAGCAATTTACCACATGAGTGCGTATGAAGGTCTTACAACAGAGGCTTTTCAGTGGACTAAAGCGCAAGAACGTGCGTTGCGGAAGTTGTGGCCTACTCACGCAGCTGTTGCAGATATAAGCCGTATTGTTAAAAAAGACCGCATGGTGCTTTTTTCTAAAGCGCACCTCCTCGGTTTGAAACGTCCACATATCCGTCCTTCAAACCCAACCAAGCCCTTAGCACAAATCCCCGAAGCAAGAGGTTTTCTATAAATGAAACTCACACGTCCTCCGTTTGTGCTCGCCCTGCCTGGGGATATTTCTGGTTGCGGTTGGCACCGAATTCTTCGTCCAATGCAGATCATGGGGCGCTGCGGTGTTCTTTCTGGCCGTGCCGAGATGTCTTTCCCGTCTGATCCTGTTCTCAAAGCCATAAACCCCTCTATCATTGTCTGGCAGCGTCAGACCGAAGACTCTCACCTTGCCACCATGCGCCATTGGCGTGAACTCCTTCCTGACGCCTTCTTTGTCTTTGAAGTCGATGATGCGCTCTCTGCTGTGCCTTCTTATTCCTGGCACGCTCCTTACATGACGCCAAACATTGACGAGAAAATTCGCAGAGCCGTCGCGCTATGTGACGCCGTTACGGTCACAACGGTCGAACTCGCTGATCATATGCGCTCTATCTGCGAGGAAGGCACTGATATCCGCGTCGTTCCTAACATGCTTGGGCGAGACGATCTAGAACTCACCACGCAAATCCGAAAGCAGTTCATGCCTCCTACGCCCGGCCAAAAGCTCCGTATCGGCTGGGGAGGCGGGATTGGTCATGCTGGCGATCTCGCAATTCTCTCTGAAGCCTTTATTGCGCTCAAAGATGAAGTCGAATGGGTGTTTCTCGGCATGGACCCGCCTGTTCCAGAAGGCGTTCATAAAACCTACGCCGGGGCGTCTCCTCCCGACCGCTATCTCGCCTCTCTTGCTTCAATCAATGTTGATTTGATTGTCGCACCTTTGGAAGACAATCTCTTCAATCGCTGTAAATCCAATCTCCGTCTTGTTGAAGCAGGCGCTTGTGCTTATCCAACTATTGCCTCACCAGTCGGGCCTTATCTAACCGACTGTCCGCCCTTATTTGCCTACGCTGCTACGCCTGCCGAATGGATCAGCGCCATTCGATCTTTTATTGACACAACAGCCGAACGCCGTCGTCATTTCGGCCAGATGCTTCATACTTGGGTAAAGAACTTCTACATTCTCGATGATCACGCTGAAAAGCGTCTTGCGGCATGGCTTCCCAAAAACGTGCGTCCCTTCAAGCCAGCGCTTAACGCTAAAGGCTCGGGCGTTTGCGTTGTGGCGAATAAAGCCGAATTTGTCGAGGCTTTGGACTCCTCAGAGGACATCCTTTATCTCCGTCCCGGCGCGACCTACACAGAGGACTCTCTCGCCAATCTCAAAGCAGTCAATCTCGATGTTGCTTGCGCTCTAACCAACGACGGTGGGCCTTGGGGTTTTCCGACTCAAACTGCCTTCTCTCCTGTTGACTCAACTGCCATGGCAGGGATTAGCTTGTCTTGCGCAGCGTTCGCTGAAGCCAAACCAATCGATCTCGTAGCCGCAAGCGGCCCAGCTGTTCTCTGTCGGCGCTCTGCCTTAGCAGCTATCGGCTCGCCTGATCTCGATGATTCCTCGCTCGAAATCGCGCTTCTCGAATGGTCCTGTGCCGCACGCGCGCGGGGGCTCAAAGTCGGTCTCTGTCCTAGCGCTTTCGTCGGTGTGCCTCACGCTTCCCCGCCACTTAAAGAAGAAGCCGACACGGCTGCTTTGCGTATTAACAGCCGTTGGCCGCAAGGGAAATCGGACGAAGCTGCGCTTAAAGCGCTTCGCGAAGAGCTTGAATTCTCATTCTATCGTGAGCATTTTGAATCTCTCCCGCCGCAAAGCCGTAGCGATTACACGGCTTGGGCTAACGCGTGTGATACGCGAGGGGAGGCGACTCTTGCAGCTGCGTTAGAGTGGGGAAATAAGCAACAAGGTGCGCCGTTAATAGAGCATCTCTTTTACCCGACGACTGTGGTTGAGCAGCCAGGAGAACAGATTGGTGATTGGCGGTTTTTTGTTCCAGCCGGTGCCCAAATTGCTGGCGACTTTTATGAGCTTCTTAAAGAGCACATCAGCCGAAATCCCGAAGCGCTTATTGTCTACGCAGACAACGATTTTATCACGGACGGCAAGCGCGTTAACCCAGACTTTAAGCCTAACTTTGACCTCTTCATGCTGTTATCGCGTGACTACGTGACCCAGGCGCTCGCGGTTCACAGTTCACTCATTCCTGCTAACTTCGAGGCTACAGCGATCAGCCTTTATGAGCTTGTCCTGACTCAAGGCTTCAGCAATCGCAAGGTTATCAGCCACCTTCCCCGCGTCCTTGCACACCTCCCGCCGCTGAATTTCGAAAATGGCGTACATGAAGCTTCTCAAAAGGCCAAAGTTGCAGCTTCCCTTACTGAATCGCTTGGTCTTACGATCAGACAGAACGCTACTATCCCGCTTCTTACAACGACCTCTTTTGCTTCTCGCGCTGAAAATGTCTTCGCCAGCATCATCATCCCCTGCAAAGACAATCTCGAAATGCTCGCGCCTTGCATCGCGACGATCTTAAAGATGACCTCACACAACGAATACGAAATCCTTATTGTCGATAACGGTTCGACGCGAGAAGACATGCTTGCTTACCAAGCCTCTCTTGCCACCAATCCGCGCATCCGCCTTCTTTCCTGGCCACAGTCTTACAACTGGTCAGCCCTCAACAACTTCGCGGTCAAAGAGGCCAAAGGCGAGGTTCTTGTCTTCCTTAACGACGATACGCGCGTCATGTCTTCTGGCTGGCTTGCTGAACTTATCGGCGCGGCGACTCTCCCCACCGTCGCCACCGCAGGCGCACGCCTCACTTACCCCCATGGCTATGTCCAACACGTCGGTGTTGTCTGCAACTCTGGCCTAACCGGGCACATCCATAAAGGACTAGCGGCCAACAACCCAGGCGTTAACGGCTACGCATTTACGACACATGAATCAACCGCCGTAACTGGCGCCTGTCTCGCTGTCACACGTCATCGTTTTGAGGAGCTTGGAGGCTTTGATGAATCCTTCCCTCACGACTTTAACGACGTGGCGTTCTGTCTTGAGGCCATTCGTGCAGGCTATCTAAACATCGTCTGTTCGCTAGCGGAGCTTCAGCACTTTGAAGGCGTGACTCGCCATAACAGCGGCTTTGACGCTATCAAACTCAAACGCCTCCAAGATGAAGGTGTTCGGCTTGGACAGCTTTATCCCGAACCCGATCCTTACTGGAACCCAAATCTCGCGCTCGCCTACGCACAAAACGGCATGATGCTCGCAGGCATGGACCTCGCGACTTATTCCTATCCACCTCCTTCAATCCCTTGGCAGCTTTCCAAAACCCAGCGTGTTCTCCTCTTTGGGCCGTCTGAAGCCTGCGCTTCTGAATCTCACGACGGGGCTGTCATCTATAAGCTCTCTTGCCAAGGCAACGTCATATCGATCAGCCTTCCTGAGCTTTCAAACGCCGGACCTTGGGACATCCGCCGTCCTGACATTGCCTCCGCAGCCTTTCGCAAGCTTGGGATTGATAAGGTTGTCTTTACAAGCTTGGATGAGGCGCCGCTTCAGCTTCTCTCATTCTTTAAAGGCTTGGGCGTTCCTGTGATTTATCGGCCTAGCTCGGCTGAAGCGGTTTGTCCGCGTGGGAATCTCAAGTTAGAAGGCGACAAGTCTTGCGACTTTGGCTATTCGCGCAACCTCTGCCAAAGCTGCATGAATCTAAACAGCAGCCCTTACGGGAATGTTCTAATGCCTGCTTGGTACGCAGAATGGTTTCGCTTCTTGGCTTCTGAAAACTCAAACATCAGCGTCGAGCTTGATTTCCTTTCTGATCCGGCTGAACGCGCGGCAGTTGAACATGTCTATGGTGAGCAGGCGCCAAAAACAGAAGGTGCTGCATGAAGACTCCAAGACTGGGAGACGTGGTTTATCTTGACAAAGCGCCTGAGCGATTTGGCATCGTCACAAAATGGGACGGTGATAAGGTCAGGATCAGCTGGAGTAGTGTACGGTCAAGTTGGCATGTTGCAGCAGATGTGCGTATTAAAGAATGGGCGCACACAACGCCTATCGGAAGTTAAAGAGCTGAAAACCTCCATGCCCTCCATCATCAAGCTCTCTAAAACTCACGTCTTTCCTCCGCTTGAGCATTACGATTACTATGACCTCGACCGTTTTTGCATTTGTCCTCTCTGCGTTGAATGGCGCGAGCGCTTAAAAGCTTTTCAGCTCGCGCAATCCATCGTCACAACGCGTGTTGCCACTTGCACCACGCGCGGCTGCTTTAATGACATGCGTGGTCCTTGTTCTCTTTGCCGCACCGGTCGTGCTGCGCGTGCGGCTTTTCACGCTTCTGACAACCGCCGTGATCTTTATAGCGAATGCTCCTGGCACGCTTCCTCTATGGAGCTTGTTATGGTTGGGGAATACTTTATGCAGTGGCTGTCTCGAATCCTAGCCAATCGCACAACTTATAAAGACAGTTGGTGGGTTGGAAAGGCGCCTTATCTTTCTCTCCAGTACTGGCTGACCATGTTTCAAATCAGCGTCACCAAGGATCGCGTTTATGAGGACCGGCTTTTCGTGGACCTTGACTCCCTTCCGCGCTCAGGGCTTTTGTCCGACCCGCTTCATAGCTTGACCGTAAGTGGAGAATCGTGATGACCGAAGTCCCAACAACAGAATTCTGCTTATCTTTTACTGCTGGAATGAAGGCTCGCATGGACATGAGCTTTTACAAGTATGGCCCCGTCGCTAACGCCTATCCACACAAAGTAGACGCTATCGGGTCTCTCATGCAGCGCCTTCGGTCATACGCAGAAACAGGCAACACAGAGTATTTAATGGACGCCGCCAACTTTGCGATGATCGAATATATGCACCCTCGCCACCCGAACGCCTTCTTTAAGGCTACAGATGACGACGGGTCTCCTGGGCGTGTTGCATTGCGCACTGGAAGCGTTGATAAGCGGGGGAACAACGACATCGGAACTGGGCAGCACAAATCAGCTATCCGCGATTTTCTCTAAGCAGTAAGGCTGCCGCTGTTTTTCAGACTGCTATAGGCCCCAGCGCTTGCATTACGCTATCCTATCCGGCGCTTATGCCACCACGATAGCAGGCCATTCCTATGCAGATCGCGCAAGACGCCGTAATCATCTCTCTCCCGACAATCGTCAAGGCGTCTACCGATGCCGCAGGCAATCGCGTCGTGGAATGTGAAGTCAGCAACGAGGAATGCGATTCCGAAGGCGATGTTATTGAGCAAAAAGCTCTTATGTCTTCAGCTGATTCTTTTCTCAAAAATGGCCACATCGATCTTGACCATGGCTCTGAGCTTCATCACCGTCTTGGGCTTCCAGGCATTCCTTCCGACTGGATTATTGGCTATCCGAAAGCCGTCAACGATCTTGGTGATGGGCGAACCGGCGTTCGTATGGAGCTTCTTCGCGAGACCGAGGACTCCAACGGCGCGCTTCATAAAGCCGAGTCTGTCTGGCGTGCGATCAAGGCGGGCGTGCGCTATCGCGCTTCTATTTATGGCTTCCCCAAGCCCGGTATGGTCGAAGATTGTCGTGGCAAAAGCCGTGAAAACGGCGCCCGGCGCTTTCATATCAGCGGCATGGACTGGAAATCTCTCGCGCTGACGACTTCTCCTGTTAACGACGCAATCGAAGGCTTTGTTAAAATCGTCTCGGCAAAGGCTTTCATCGCGGCTTTTCTGAAATCCAGTGCTGGCTCTATACCTCCCACCGTCCCAGCTATGAGCATGAGCGATAACCTTTCTTCCCCGCCTACTGTCCAGCCTCTCGACCTCGACGGCGGATCGCCTTATGTCGCGCAATCAGGCGCCCCAGCCGCCCCCTCCTTCTCTTCCCCGCGCAATTTGTCCGACGCCGTAGGCCAATACCATACGCATATCAAAAAGGACTGCCCTCATTCGGGCGGCCTAAAAAGCACCCCCGGCTTCTCCGCACACTTTCAAAACTGCTGCGGGATGGCGCCTGAGATGGCTGAGCTTTTCGCACACGCCCTTATGCATGAGTTGCTATTGTCTAGCCGTCGCCTTTCCTGAAAAAATCCCATTTTTCCTAAAAACCCGCTATTGGCCCTTCCCAATCCCTAGCTGTAATCTTCCTCGCATGATGGCGTGCTGCAATAAACGCGCCTCCACGGCGAAAGCGGAGAATCCTATGCCCAAGTCCAAGATTGCAACCCTGTTGGATGCCCTGAATATCCTGAAAGGGGCCGATCCTGATTTGGTTGAGGCGCTTTCTGATGACGCCGCGCTGACCAAAGGCGTGCTCCAGAACGGTTCGGAAAAGCTTCGTCCTGGCGAACTGGTCGAAGGGCATTTCTTGGAAGGCCAGACCAATCGTTCGGCTACTGCTGAACAGGTTAAGACCGGCCCGGCCCAGGCTGCTTCGGGCGCAGGCGCTGAAGCAATGGTCAAGGAATATTCCAATCCTGTCACCCAGGTTCACGGCGTTGCCGAAACCCCGATGGCCCTCGCGGACATGTTGCACAATTTCAACGCCTCTATGAAGGCGATTTCCAACAATCTCAACGTCTTGGCGAATAGCCAGACCGCTATCAAAGCCCTGCTCTCCGCACTGGTCAAAGCCGATCACGAGGATGAAGCGCAGGAGGAAACCGACGAAGAGGAAGATGAGGAAGAGTCCGAGGTCGTTGAGATCAACGCTTCTCGCGCTAAGTCCTTGATCCTTAAGGCAAAGGGCCTTATCAAAAAGGCCAAGAAAGCCGAAGCGCTCGCCGAAGACGAACCTGAAGACGAAGAGAAATGCAAGGCCCTTAAAGCCGAAGCGAAGGCTCTCCGTAAGGCGGCTGGCAAGCTGCTCGGCAAGGCGCGTAGCTGTGCTTATGCGGCCAAGAGCCTCGAACTCAAGAAATCCGTCCGTGCCCTCGCAGCGAAAGCCGATGTCGATGTCGTGCAGGAGCAGGAAGACGACGAAGAGGACGAGGAAGACGACGGCGAAGAGCAGACCAAGGCTGCCAAAGCTGCAAAAGCTGCCAAGGCCAAAACCGACATCGCTGGGAATCAGGCCGATCACGCTGACCCGAAGACGGGCAATCAGGCTGCTGAAGCTGCTAAATCCGCCGTCTCCCCCGACGACCTCCAGAAAGCCCTCGCTGGTATTGCGACTCTCCAGACCACCGTCGCCGGAATGCTCGATGTTGTCTCTGGCAAAAGCCGCGTAAGCGATCAGGTCCCTAACATCGCCAAGGCGACTCTGGAATCCCTCAACACGATCCCTGAGCGCATTATGGACATGGAAGACTCCGGCACGCTTTCCATGACCGACGCCTTTGCTGCCCGCGACATTTTCTCCAAGCTGGAACTCGTCAAAGGCGGCAAGCTCGACCCGACTGTCGTCACTGACCGCCTTGCCAAGACCACCGCCTCTGTTCGTTCGCTCTTTTCTGACGTTCTGCGAGTCGCTTAACCGCCGTCCGCCACAACAACTGACGCTTGTATCGCCGTAAAAGTCGGCACTCAACGAGGACCAAAATGACTCAGGAGCTAACTGTTCGCGATCACCTCCAAATGGAGATTGCAAAGTCCGTTGACCGGCTCAACGCCATGATCGATCCGAACAGCCCGTTCCGCGGGATTTTGCTCGGGCTGATGATGCCTCAAGAGAGCCGCAGCGCGGACATTGAGTATGTGCGTCAGGAAGCGGATCGCCGGATGACGGCGCATAATGCTATCGCTAAAGCCTTCCGGTCGAACACGCGAGCGAAGCAGTTTAAGTCTTTGCGCGATCTCTCCAAAGACGGTGCAATCACCAAGTCGCAGCTTGACGTTGGCACATTGACGAACTTCTCGGCCATCAACGGTGGCCAGTCGCTCGGCTATGTCTCGCTCGATACACAGATGGCCCGTGGCACGGTTCGGCCGAATTCTTTCACGCTTTATCAGTGCCTTCACAAGTCCGGCGCCTATCAGGTTGTCGATTACTGGCCGTATGCTGCCGATACTGGCGGCGGTCTTCCTGGTACGGCGTTCCAGGGCTTTGGCAATGTTGCCTCTGGCACGTTGTCCACCAGCGCGGGCGTCTATAACCTCAACAACATCACGCTCAAGCTCGCGGTCAATGGCCGTGCGATCACAACTGCCTTGGCAGCGCAGAACTCCTTTGTCGATATCACGGCGCAGGAAAACATCAACGCTGCCCTGACGGTCCTCTCTTCGATCAATTGGACGTGCTATTGGGGCAATCCGACTTTCTTCGCGAATCAGTTCCAGGGTATTGCTGGTTCGATCCCCGCGGCGAATACGTTCAATTACCAAACGTGGTACGCGTCGGTTGGAACGACCAACGGCTGGACTTCGGCTCAGGGCTTGTTCAACCTGATCTATGAAGCTTCGGCGCAGATTACTAACTTCCGTCAGTTTGGCCGGATTACCCACGCGTTCATGTCGCCAACTGCTGCTGGTTCTCTCCAATCACTCGTTACGACCGTCTTGAACAACATTGTCACGGCGATTACGCCCACCCAGGAACGCCTTTCTGGCGTCGTTGTGGATGGCGATTTGCAAGGAATGCGCACGCGCTTTGGTGAGATTCAATTTCCAATCGATCTCTTCATCAGTGCGCGTGATAAGCCTGCCCAGGCGATCCTCTTTGATGATGGCACAAACTACGCGACTGTTTCCAATCCGCTTAAGCCCACGTCGTTGAGCGCTGCGGTGGTCACTGGCGCGGTTGCCAACTCGGCCTGGGCTGGCGGCTATGTCGCGGCCTCTGGCGTCTACAGCTACGCCGCCGCATCCTGCGATGCATCCATGAACGAATCACTCCTGACCTTCATCTCTTCGGGCGCCGGTGCTGGTTCGACCCTGGCCGTGACGGGTGTTGCGGCCAGTGGTGCGATCACCTTGACCGTCACCCCAGCTGAAGCCACCGACGCAGCCTTCCGCATTTATCGCTCTGGCCTTGGCTACGCGCCTGCCACCAGCGGTGCGGCGAACGCGGCTTCTTACCGCTACGTTGGCACGGTTGCGGCTTCGGGGGGTTCGGCAGTCACCTGGACTGATCTCAATACCAAAATCCCCGGCTCGGAAGTTATCTTCCTTCTTGACTTGGACGAGAACGATTTCGCGCTGGACTTCCGTTATCTGCTCCCGCTTACCAAGATTGAGCTTTTCGCCCAAAACCTCTACATGCCTTGGGCAGTGTGCATGATTGGCGCCTCGCGGCTGCGCATTCCGAAATTCCACGGCTTGATCAATAACTACGTGCCTGATCAGCCGAACTGGAATCCTCTCTTGCCGAATGCAAGCGCCACTTAAGAGCTGAAGATAAGCCACTAAGACCTATTAAAAAGAGCCTGCGTAAGTGGGCTCTTTTTGCTTTTGCTATCTGTCGTTAGACCACTTTTCAGCTATAATTGCGCTGCCTGCGGCTACCCTGTACGGAGCACTGCTGATGAAATCCCCTCGTTTTGCCCTGATCTTGGCTTTTATGGGGAGCCTTTTTGGGCTTTTCTTTTCGCCCGCTGCCTTAGCGCAAGATGCTGGGGCACGTGGAATTGTCCTTGCTGCTTGTGCTGGGGCGAACTACGCAACAGCAGTCGGGCAACTGCGTGTTATCACGCTTGGCCCTGATGGAACGCTTTGCATTTCGGCGGTTTCGGTTTCCGGCACAGTGACGGCGAACCAAGGCACCGCAGGCGCAAGCCCGTGGCCGGTCAAGATCGACCAGACCACGCCGGGGTCAACGAATGGGGTGGTGGCGAATGCCGGTGCCAACGTTATTGGTAAGGTCGGCACCGATCCCGCAGCCTACAAAAACGTCTGGATCAAGCCAACCATTCAAAACGCAGCCTATGCTCAAGGCAATGCGCTGGGCGGCCTGATGTCATTCACAGTCACGTCGTCCGGGGCGCTCATGGTGGTGCAAGGCCGGTCAGCCAGTGGCTCGACGGTGGCCAAGACGGTGCGGGTTTGGGACCATAACCCAACTAATACGACCTGCACGGACAAAGCCGCCTTTGTTGGTAGCGCCGCCGATGACCTGTTCATGGTCCTCAACGGTTCGCTTGGGCAATTATTCCCCGCGGTATCTGGTGACGCCGCAACTGCAAGCTTTGGCGCCCTCACGAATTTGGCTCTGTCGTATGTGAGCGACGGGACTACGCTCTACATGTGCGTGACCGATAATACTGCCGAGACGCCTCCGACGACGGGCGACTGGCAGTTCGGCGTTAAGACGGCTCAGTAGGCGAGGCGCAGGCGCATGAAGAACCTCCTCCGGATATTGCTGCTTCCGCTCCTGCTAGTCGGGTTGCTTGCTGCGCCATCTAGCGGGATCACACCCGCCGCAAAAGATGCGGTGCTGTTCTCAGGCGTCGTTGCGTGGACGCAGCCGGGCTCGTCGGCGGACTGCCAGTTTACGACTGCGCAATGCACGATCAATCGGCGCGTTGTGCCAATCACAAGCGTGCTGTCGGTCTCGCGCGCATCGCCAGAACTTGTGCAGTGGGTGAATGGGCATTGGTCTAGCGTTGGTAACAACGTCCTGGCTATTTCCGACCTCGGGTTGCAGGTGTACGAGGCGAGGACGAACAAAAACACCAATTACAACGCAAATCCGACAGACCTGACGAACGTCACGAAGACGGGGGATGCTGCGGCGACGCTCACGGTTGTTGATGATAGTTCTGCGCTTGCCACGGCGCTGCTCTCTCAAATTGCTACCAGCGGCAAAGTCTACAAGCTAGATAATACCAGTGGGTCTACGGCCGCAATTGCAGCAATGGGTGGAACGGCGGGCAATATAAATACCCAAACGCTAAGCGTGTACGCACGAGTTTCGGGGCCTGCGGGCAGTATCTTGCGGATGGTTACGAGTACGGGAGTTTTTGTTGCAATTACCTCTGCAACATACGCCCGCGTCAGCGTAACGGGCACCTCTGTAAGTGCGGATCAATTAGGCATCCGTGCGCAGCCTGGCGCCGTCGTCTACTTCATCCTTAACCAACTCGAAGAAGGCTCCTTCGCCACACCCCCGATCATCACCGCAGGCGCCGCTGCCACGCGGGCTGCCGATAATGCGCCGTGGCAGAGCGTGGCCCTTGCCGCTATGCAAAAGCCAAGCGGCACCATCATCATCACACTTAAAAACGGCGTGCAATCTGTGGCCGGGACACTCTTCGGCATCAACTCTCTCATCGGTCTTGGCAAGACCGTAGACAACAAACTGACGACCGCATGGGGTGGGGCGCAAACAACGGCAAACACCGCGACGTGGACCGGAACAGTCAAGGTCGGTCTGCGGTGGATGCCGACAAGTGTTGCTATCGTGTTGAATGGTGGCACGATAGTGAGCGCCGCGAATACCCCGGCTGCGGTTACGGCGGTGTATCAGGGATCAATAGGCGGGTCGTCAGCATTCCAGAATGGCAACACGGCGCGGCAGTATGTAGTCCCATATGCGATGTCAGACGCACAATTCCAAGCGGCCACCGCCCCATGACTCGCGCCGCAGCCCTAGCCCTCTTGCTCCTCCTCGCCACGCCAGCACTGGCAGACTGCGACACGACATTGATCCCGCCGCAGCCCTACGACCACGTCCCAACGCGGCCGTTCATCGATCACCGCCTGCCGTATTGGGACATCGACAGCGCGTGCCGGGTGTTTGAGGGATTGCGCGACTACCGCGGGCGTTTGGAGGGTTGCGTGATCCCCGGTCGCGTCGACGGCGTGCCGCTGCGGATCGTGCCGAGCGATCTGCCCGTGGTCGAAGTCGCCTGCATCATCCGGCATGAGGATGGGCATTTGAACACCGGCCGATCTGACCACGAAGGGTGGGGTTACGAATGAAGGCTTGAGTTTTTCACGCAGTCTCCTAAGCTAAAAGTCCATGTCTGACTCCTTCAACCCTTTTCGTGACATCTGGCAGGAACGTGTCAGCCGTTATGGAAAACGCGCGGCTGATGACTTGGCAATTGATCGTACTTATTTCAGCCACAGCACTAATCGGCAGCTAAACCTGCTTATTTCGCTTTTCAAAGCGCAAATAGTTGATAAACGAAAAGCTAGAATTTTAGATTTCGGATGTGGCTATGGGAGATTTTCTAACGCACTGGCTAACATTTACGCAACATATCGCGTCTTAGCCTATGACCCCTGTTCGGACTTTTTCAACCTAGCTAGTTACCATAAGCGCGTCCGTTATCGTGCTTGCGGCCCGCACTCGTTTTTCCATGCTGAAAAGCACCTTTTTGACGCTATGTGGATTGTGAATGTCCTGGGATATTTGCCTGATGACATTGTTAGCCAGTACGGGCCGTTGTTAAATCAGCTTTTGGCTCCAGATGGTTTGCTGTTCTTGGTTGAACGCACAGCTGAGAAAGAGGAAGAGTCTGATTCATTCTGGAAAGCACGCACTGTTCCTTTTTACACAGCTTTGTTTCCTGAAATAAACCTCACGCCTGTAGGAGCTTACGTTGTGCAGGAAAAGCAGATGACTGTTCTTGCGGGACGAAAGATAGTGCCCTCTTCTTAAATACGTGCTGGAGAAACCCTGGTCTCTCCGCTACAATCTCCCCCTCTTAGGGAGCCCTCCAATGAAGCATTTTGCGCGCATTCGCCCCAAAAGCCTCCTGTTCAACATCTGGACAGCCCATAACCGTATTGGGGGCGTGATCGCAGGCGTACATTTCAAGCGGCTGAAAGATGGCTCCTTTGAATCTGAAGAGCTTCTCAACGGGGAGTTTCTTGTTGGCGAAGGTAAGGGGCATCCTGATATCGAGGTCTTTAGCGTTGGGACAGAAGCCGCGCCATCTTCAGTGCCTTCTCCAACGCCTCACAAAGCGCCCATAGCCCTCAAAAAATCCCCGCCGCCTGTCGAGAGGGACTAGCTCGAAATGCCTACCTACGCCTCTGGCTACGCGCCAGCCGTCCCCGATCAGGCTCTCTGGCTATGGGACACCAGCGGGGAAGTCCCGGTCGTCTCAGGCTATCCTGTGGGCATCTCGACGGCTTATCCAAGCGGCTACGCCCCGACCAAGACCGGCGTGTCACCGGCCGATCTCCAAGCCTATGTAGGCGTTCCGCTAGTCTATTACGGCAACCCGCCGACTCCTGTTCTCCCTGCGACAATCCAGCAGTGGATTCGCTGGGCTGAGGATAAAGTCGAGCAAGAGACAACGATTCTCCTTTGCCAGACATGGGTGGCCTCTCCGCCTGCGTTGGATCAGCAAATCGCCAATTCTGTAGGGCTGATTACAAAGAACGGCAATGGCCAGCAGCTTGGCTACGACTATGATCTTGAAGACAATGCCTACGATTTCAACTTCGCGCGCGCACAGGATGCAGGCTGGACTTATCTGACTCTCCGCTATCGGCCAGTGCAAAGCACTACGTACAATAAAATCGGCGTATCAGGAACACCCGCTACGCAGGGAATCACAGCAATCAAGAGCATGTCGTTTATCTATCCGCTCTTGAACGAGTATTTTCGAGTCCCTCCGCCGTGGTTTGTTGAAGACCGCAACTATGGCTACATCCGCCTTGTCCCAGCTACGAATGTCCAAATGCTTCCACTTTGGGCAATGCAGCTTGCATTTATGGGGTTTAACGAAAACACGCCAGGGGGGATTTGGGTTAACTACACAGCTGGGCTGACAGCACTCGATTATGCTTCGCATTATTCCTTTATGAAAGAACTCGTGCTTGCTGAAGCGTCGATAACCGCGCTGTCTGCGATCCAAGGGACGTTGAATCTAGGCGCGGAATCATATTCTATGGCTGTTGACGGAATGCAGTATAAGACCACGTATTTTAAGAACGGGCCGTTTGGTCCACTGATTTCTAATTTCGAAAAACGCCGTGAACGATTGATGAAGATGGCTCAAAGCAAGGTGGCAGGACCCATGCTAGGATCGCTTTAGAAAGGTTCTAAATGTCCGCTTCCGGCTATTCTCCCTATCTCCCGCCGATCAATCCCTACGTAATGCCGTTTGGGCCGTTCGACAAGCTCCTCGGCAATTACGGAACGCGACTGACTTGGCAGAAATCTCATCTCTGTCCTTGCACTTTTTCAGGCCAGCTCACTGGCTCTCCTGATCCGCAATGCAACACCTGCCATGGGCTTGGCTGGTATTGGGATACGGCTTCCCCGACTTTCTCTGGCCTTATCACGTTCGTTCACATGTCCCCGTCGCCTGATGAACCCGGCGTGATGATGGATGAGAAATTCGGCCAAATCCAACACGCTGAACCGACGCTTACTATTCCGCAAGCCGCTGGAGCAGTCTGGCAAGAAGCCAGCTTGAACGATGTGTTTGTGCAGATCGATGCGATTGATAGATTTGAAAGCCAGCTTCAAGTCGGGGGGATTCAGGTGGTTCCTTATCAGCAGCTTCTTACCGTCCCTGTATCTGGGGCGGTGACGGTTTATAACACCGCGACAAATGCAGTCGATTTGGTGTCAGGCTATGTTGTGTCGGGCGCGGCGGTCACGCTTCCTAGTGGCTATGCCACAGGAACAAGCTATGTCGTGCAGTACAAAGCTGCCAAAGCGTTTGTCGCATGGCGTCCTGCTGGCGCGATGGCGCATGATCGTCCGTATGGAGAGCAGCCGCTGCCTAAACGTTTTCGGCTTCAAGCCTTAGACCTTTGGCTGCGCGGGTCGGGGAAGATTTAATGCCGATCAGCTACGACGTTTTCACCACTTTATCGCCAGATGAACTCACGGCCGCAGCGCATGAAGTCCTGCAAAAATGGATCGCTTTCGCTATGGGAGAGGAGTCTTTAGCAGGCTATCGCGTCCTCAATCCAACCGGCCGAATGGCCTCCAATATCCGCGTCGAAGACCGAGGACCTAATCACATCGCTGTGATCGCTGACTCGCCTGAAGCTGAGATTTTGGAAGAAGGCCATAAAGAAATCGACCTAAAGCAACACCTCATAGGTGGGCGCGCTTACCCAATGCACCGTGGGACTGGAACGCCGATTTATAACCCAACCATGGGCGGGAGGGCTGCGAATGTCTGGGCCGTGCCAAGAGCGGCTGGATTTAACGGTGTTGCTAGGATACCATCAGTGATTACGGCGGAGAACGCTGATAGCTGGATTATCCCGGCCATGACGGCGTGGACTCCGGCTTTTCATTTAAGCGAATTGCTTAGAAATGGAGAACTTTAATGGCTCTTTGTAATCGAACAGGCTGCACGCACGAAGCGAAATGGGCGCCCAAGCTTAACGTCCCTATTCTCGGGCTCTCACCCGATCAGCAAGCCCCAATTTCAGGCATCATCGGCCTTAAGCTGTGTGACGCCTGTATCGATCTCGTGAAGCCCGAAGACTTTGACAATCTGCGAGAGCTGTTTACACAACTCGTGCAAGGCGAGCTTGAGACTGATTGGGATCGTGCTTTCTTTACCAAGGTCGCTCTCGATAGTGCAGAGTATGAGCTGTTCTTACTAACCACCTCTTCCCCTGCTACCAGCACCGAACGCCTTGTTCCACGTGGCCTCGCTGATCCTCGTGCGCCATTCCCTCGCGCTCTCCCTCCAAGTGCGTTTAAAAACTAATGACCGCTCCGCAGCTCACAGCTTACGTGATCCCGTCTGGCGGCGTGATCTCTCTCACGATCAACGGCGCTGTGAGTGGGGCGGCGTTGCTTGAACGAGCGGTTTCGGGACAAGCGTTTTCTCCACTCTATAGCGGTTCTGCTCAGGCGCTCTATATCGATGCTGGGGACTTTCTCCCTGCTCCACTCGATCCCACAAAGTTCTATCAATATCGCTACACAGACATAACCGGCACGACCACAACTCCCTTTATCCAGCCTGCTTCAACTCTCGCTGTCCAGCCCGAACCAATCATCGAGCTTCTTATTCGTTTAATCCAAGGAGGCATAAACAGCCTCACGCTTCCGGTTGGGATTAAAAAAGCCGAAGTCACGCAAGCTATGCCTTTGGGCGGTAGCATCAACATGCCTTTGGTCGTTATCAATAACGACCTAACACAGCAGGGCGCTGTCCCAATTGGGCAGTCTGTTGCACCCACTCCCGCTATCGATACGCCCGATGGTTCGATCCCTGGGTTCACGTTTGTTGGATTTGCAAAGCGCACCTTCCGAGTCTCAGTGCTCTCAGCCAACGCTATTGAGCGGAATTTCTATTCTGATCTCATCGTTGGGATTTTCGAAAGCTCCTACCAATACATCCTCCAGCCACTCGGAATGGACGTCACGCATTCCTGGCAGGTTTCACGCGGGCAGGTGGCGACTGATCGTTTGGGCAAGGCTCCGGGGTTTTACTATTCAGACGCGGTACTGTCGTTTGAGGGAACGCTGAATGTTACATTCATGCCGACCTATGGGATTATCACGAAGATCACAACTACGGCCGTAACGGATGACGGCGTGGAGACGGTTACGCGTGTTCCGCTGGGAGCTTGAGGCTATTTAGCGTTTTTGTAGACAGTGCTGCCTATTTTCACGCTGTTGACTTCCAAACTTCCGAATAGTGGGTCGTTAGGATGCCGTTACCCTCCCCAGACCTCTAAAGCTTCTGCTACGAAGGCCGCAATATCTTCGTCTGACGCTTCAGACGGAAAAGCTTCAACGTTAACGATTATGCTGCGCGAACGTGACATAGGAAAATTCCTTACTTTATCGGTTGAATCACAAGCTGGCGAATAGCAGCAGCTTTATCTTCTGGAATAGGCGTTTTCTTTGTAGCCCAACGCCAGGCAGTTATGCGGTGGACGCCGATACAGCGCCCAAGTGATGCCTGCCAGTCGTGGCCGAACACCTTTCGTCCAATACGCTGAAGCTCACAGGCTGTCATTTTCTCAAAGCTTCATAAGCCTGTTTTGCGGCTACCGCGTCTTGCAAAGTTCTCCACTGTCCATCACAAACTCTTGTTCGCGGACCATCAGCACATAGAAAAGTTTCGATCAACCTGAACGGATAAACAACTCTTTCAGTTTCCACTTGCTGAAAAATGTCGATTCTGGAGACGGTGGTGAACATTGAGCGGCTTCCTCTTTTCGTCAATGCAACATGTATTGCATTAGCTATGGGCTGTCAACTGCCGCGCTGAAGGGAGGAAGGGGGCTTGACAAAGCGCTTTTTCCGTTTTAGCTTTCTGCTGTTCCCGTACCCTTGTGCGTACAGAACCCCCCAAGACCCCGGAAGCTCCCAGCCCCCCTGATTGCTTCCGGGGTTTTTGTTTCCCCTCCAGCCCTTAGCCCCCTACCCGCTATTGGCCCTTCCCCTCTCCTCCCTCTATAATCTCCCGCTAGGAGCCCTCTTCCAGCGGTTGATTCGCCATGTCCGACACCCCTAATCCCCCAACCGAACAAGCCTTTCCGGTCCCGTTGGCGCGATTCTTGCCTTCCCTAAAAGGCACGGCGGATGAAATCTGGGGGCGGCTTCTAAAGCTCGAACACGGCTCAGAAAAGCACACGTTGGAAGAATGGCAGGCTGTCTTGGCCGCGCTGCGCAATCAGGAGGTCTAACCCGTGCCAAATATGAACGTTAGCTTCAACGGGCAGACTCTCGTAATTCCCGGCGCTTATTATGCCGATAACGTCGCAGCGGCTTTGTCGCCTGCTCCTGTCACCACGCCTCCTCTGATTCTCATCGGTTATGGCTACGGCCAGAAGCCCTTTGTCCCGGCCACCTATCTCACGCCCCAAGACCTTCTCACGGCGATCCGTGGCGGTCCTGTGTCGGGCTTTGTCCCCTTCCTAACCAACCCCTCGCCTGTACTTAATGGCGCACAGCAGGTTACCTTTATCAACGTAGGGGCGAACACACAGTCTTCCTTAACACTGCTCTCCGGCACGTCAGGCGTTGTCAGCCTTCAATCGACCAATTATGGCCTGCCGTCCAATCTGCTTCAGGCTGAGATTCAAGCAGGCTCCTTGGCCGGTCGCCAGATGACCCTCTATGACGGCTACGGCAACAAGACTGCCGCTGGCGACAATCTAGGTGTGCCTTTCCAGCTTGCCTATACCGGCACTTCTTCGGGCGTCAGCTACAGCGTCATTGTCTCGGGTGGGGTGGCTACGACCTTTACGACCACAAGCCCTCACGCGGGCGAATCGCTCACGATCCCGCTCGGGCCGGGCAATTACAGCACCATTGCTTCGCTGACCGGGTATCTGAACGGGACGGGCTTCTACAACGCTACAGTCATCAGCAACGGCAATCTGCCAGCAACAAACTTGGACGCGATTGCTTCTGGCGCGCTGGCTTCTGGAGCCGCAGCAGTCGGCGTCACGGCAACCTTGGGCGATATCGTCTATTGGGTTAATAACAACGCGCTTGGACTGGCTACAGCGGCTATCGCTAGCGGCGTTACGTCCTCGCCTGCTGTGCAGCCTTCGTTACTCCCCCTGACTCCTTTCTCTGGCGCTACGAGCGTTCCGCCAACCCTAAGCAACTACGCTTCTGGCTTTAACGTTGCCCTCGCTATCCCTGGCTGGGCGGTCTTTGCGGATTCCAATGCTTCAGGCGTCAATGCGCTTGGAACCCAGCACGTCATCACGGCGAGCGAGACAGTTAACGGACAATGGCGCCGGTTCTTCTCTGGTTCCAGCTTGGGCGATTCGGTCGCGAATGCTGTACAGGCGGCTCAAAATGCCAACGCTTATCAAAGCACCTATGTCTATCCAGGCATCTACGCCGTCGATACGACCACAGGTGTTAACACGTTGTTCGACGGGCACCATGCCGCTGCCGCTGCGGCTGGCATGGCCACAGGCAATGCCGTCACCACGCCTTTAACAAACAAAGCTATCACTGGAACAGGTATTGAGATCGCTTTGACGCCCTCTCAGATCAATCAGCTCCAGCAAGCGGGCGTCATGCCGATTTGGGTTCCGCTTCAAACCAGCGTCCCGACAATTGTGTCTGATCTCACAACTTGGCAGAACGATGCCAATCCTGAGAACGTGTTTAATCAGCAAGTCGCCTGTCGCCAGTATCTGGCTTATTCGCTGGTGAACGCAACGCAGCCTTACACTGGCACACAAGCCGATCCGCTTCGTGAAGTTAAGATTCTCAACGCCGCAAAGGCGATGCTGAACGCGCTTATGTATAACTCGGGAAATGCTAATGGCGTTCTCCTGGCGTGGTCTCCTTCGTCCTTGACGCTTGTCTACAATGGGCAGCAGCAGGTTGCTGCGCTCCGTGTTGATGTGCAGTTTATCGGCCAGAACCGCTTCATCACCACGCAGACGAACATCTTGCCAACCTCGTTTACCCTCAGCCTGAACGGCCAATAAGGAGCTGATGAAACATGCCTGGATTCAGTCCTCAGCAGCTCAATTACCAAGCTCGGAACGCCAATTCAGCGGTTATTCTAATTGGTGATCAGCCGCTTGCGTTCGCACAGACAGTAAACCATCGCTTTGGCTTGGGAACGGAAGTCCTTTATGGCGTTGGTAGCGCCAAGCCGCAGGAAATCCAACAGCTTCGCGATTCCCCTGAAATCACTATCGACAACTTCTCGCTCACCGATGCAGGCGCGGCGATTATCCAAAACAGCGTTGTCTTCGCCAGCATCATCGCAAACAACCAGTTCAATATCTCAATCGTTGATGGGATTAAGAACGTCGTCCTTTATACCTACGTCGGCTGTACAGCCCGCGACTTCAGCGAATCCATCGCTGCCAACCGCCCAATCACCGATGCCATCAGCTTCGATGCTATGGACGTGCTCGACCAAACTGGCCAATCGATCCTCAACGGCCCGAATGCTTTCTCAATGCCGGGCTCGGTAGGCGTTTCTGTGCAGGGGGGCCTTGGGATCAGCCTTTCGCTCTGATACAGTTCGCGCTCCCTACGGTCCCATAATCTAAAAAGGTGAGCTAATGGCTGAGAAATTGCAGACGACTCTGATTGTTCCGTACAAGGACGATAATTTCGAGTTCAAAATTCCTAGCATTCATAACGAGATCGCTATTGGCTCGCGTATGTCCAAGCTGCGGGCGGTTATCGATCCTGACTGGGATGGCTTCTCTATGGGACTCGACGGCGGCACGCAATACAGCCTCCGCGCTTGTGCGGCGTTTGAGCTTCTTTTGCAGAAAAGCTCGGCAAAATGGCCCTTCTCGCCCGATGATATTGGCGCGGTGAAGGTTGATTCCTCAAAATTCCCTCCCGAAAATGCCGCCGATGTCGTCCAGGTGTATCAAGCGTATCAGGAAAAGCTGACTTCCTTTCGTTCGGGAGGGGCTCCCGGTAACAACCCCCTTACTGACAAAGTTGTGGAAAGTCAGCCGAGTTCTTAACAACATCTCGCCTTTTGCTGACGAGCTTTTGCAGCACTCGGAAGCACAGCTTGATTTCATTCTGGAAATGTACGCGAAGGACAATCCAGAGGAAGTCACGTTTGTGCGCGCCGATAAACCAACTCCGCTGACTGCGACAGAAAGCATGGCGGAGTGGGAGTGCAGGCTGCTGGGAAAAGCCAAGCAGGACTTTTGGGGGATGTTCATGCCGAGCGCTGCTGTGTTACAAAAGGCAGCACAGATGACACAGGCTGGCGCGAAGCTGGCCGCAGCGGCGAAGCAGTCTTAGATGCCCACGATTAACATACACGGGGGGAGTGGCGCGGACAGTGGTGGAGGAGGCGCGCGTGGGGGTGGAAACATGGGCGGTGAACCGGCTTCTAACAGCGGAGGGGCCAGTAGTGGTTTCACCAAACGCATACAAATTACGGCTGAACAGGCTTCGAAAGATGAATACAACCTTCGGCAGACCATCAACACTTACAATGCAAAGGTAGAGAAGCAAGCAGAAGACAAAAAGCTTCGCGCAATAGAAAAAGCAAACACTGAACAGCTTCGTGCAGAAGCAGCCGTCAGCCGAAAAAAGCTCCGGGACGAAGCAACACAAGCACGAAAAGACGCCAAGGAAGCGTCTGATCTAAAACGTTCCGAACGTGAACAAGCGCAGCAAGAAGCGCGTGTTGAAAGAGACAACACGCGGCGCACCGCACGCATGGAACAGCGTGAAAAGCGCACTGAGCTTGAACATGTGCGCGCACGAAACCGCATGTGGCGTGATCTCTCTATCGGCGGGCTGGCTGTCAGCGCGCTTGGTGGGGGCGGCGTCAGAGGCATGGCAGGGGGCATCGGCGGCCTTGCTGGTTACGGCATTGCTAAAATGGCCGGGGCTGGTGCAGGAGCAGCCGGGCTGATTGCCGAAATCGTTGGTGAGATCGTTAAGACGTTGGTCAACCCAATGTCGGCAGCTTACGGCGCGGCGAAGCCTTACTTTGATTATCAGACTTCAGCTTATTCGCTTGGGCGTTATAGCGGAAACTCCGGCGCAGGAATTGAACGTAAGCTTTATCCAGGCGCATATCGTTCACAGCCTTGGATGGAGGAATTAGGCTCCTCTGCGCCTGAAGCTATCAAAAGCCTTTCTTCGCTTGGTGTTGCACCGCAAGGCAATCCGGCTGAGCTGAATCAGCTAGCCGAAACACTGCGCCGTAGCTCCCTATCCCCCGCCTTTACAAACATGGCGCCTGGGACTGTTGAGTCTCTCGTCGGTAAAGGCGCGGGCTACGGCTTAACAACGCCAACAGCTGGAGGGGCTGAATCATACCTCAAGCCCTTCATGCACGTTGTTGAAGAAGCAAATGTTAAAGGACTCGACAGTTCTAAAGTACTTGAGTCCATGCAAGGCTCGCTTGAAACAATCGCCAAGTCTGACAGCTTAGGGGCTTCCCCTGCTGCAATTGCCGCCATGCTACGCCAAAATGCTATGACTGGAACGCCTGGAGGGCTAACCGGCGCTTCAACGCTTGCTACACAGCAAGGCATGACAGAGACGCTTTCTAATGTCACAGCACATCCATCACTTCTTACAGCGTTGCTCTCACAAATTGGTCGCTTTGGTAATTTAAAGTCGGCCAAAGATGTAAAAGCCTTTATTGGTGAAGAGAATTATAACGCGGCTTCTCCTGAGATGCGCGACATTGTAATCGCACAAGCTGTAAAAGCTGCGCAAGCTGAACGCTACCCAATAGCAGTGGGAATTCTCACTTCTGCCTTTATGCAATCCAATAAAGAGCGCGCCTTTGAGATACTTGATCCTTTTGTAAACTCCATAACAGGTGGCAATAGTGATATGAAACCGGGCATATTGTCCGGTCTTACAGGTGCTACGCAAGATACAACACGATCATATAGTTGGCTGCCTAAAGGCATTGAGGCTGCTTTTGCGCGTTATAATGGCGGAGGCAAAGGGCCTGGGCGTGAAGTAAACGTAGCCTATGGAAAATCAGTTGCTGAAATTTATAAGAAGAACTTTGGCATAGCTCCTGGTTCTGGAAAGTTTGACAAATCTATAGGGCTAGACAAATACAAAGACATGCTGCTTAAAGCAGGAATGGCGCCTGATCTCGCGCCTGAATTTGCGCGTGCTGGTTTGTTTAGCGAGACAGACCCTCTTTCTTTGGCTGCTATAGCAGCAAAGGAAAGCGAAAAGCACGGAGAAGGTTTAGTCTCTAAGATCAATCCCAATGTTGGCTTTGTGCATAACGACAAATACAATAGCGATGACTTTGGCATGATGCAGATTAATAGTGCAAACTGGGGTAGATATCCCGGCGCACTAAGAAGCGTAAGCGGGAACTTGGCAACAGGCGCTGATATTTTCAGACAAAGCCTTGGCATGGGCACACAGCCTCTGCCGCTTAATTTGCCAGTAGGCGCTAATCGCGCTTATGCGGAAAAGGCCACAGGTGATTTGACGGAAGCTAATGCTGCTATTCACACGCTTATTCCTGCTGCTGAGACAGCGATCAAAGGCTTAACGTCTGCTATTGATGGAATGACCAAGGCGGCTAAAGGCTTTTCGGCCCTTTGGGCAGATACTAGCAGCCGCCGCGGTTATAGCACTCCTGGCTGGAGTCCGCTTGAAAGACCGCGGCCATGAGTCCTAACGGTACGGCTTTTGATTTTTGTACAGTGGATATTTACCCGTTTGAGGGCGGGCCTTATTCGTTTTCGGGTGCGGCTGTCTTGGAAGTCATTACGAACAAAAGGCTCAAAGAGGACGTTGGGAGCTTTAAAATTGTTCTCGCGCCGACTGTTTTTGGTAACGGCTTATCAGCCGCTCAAATTCTAACCCCTATGTCACTTGTTGTTATCGGGATGCAACGCGCCGATAAATCAGCAGTCACAATGCTTGGCTTTATCTCGTTAGTTGAAGAAGGGCAGGTATGGCAGCCTGAAAAATCAGTCGTGCGTACAATCACCATAACCGGCCCTGATATTGCGTACTATTTTATGATGGAAGACTATTACACACTATGGGTCCTAACAGCAACGGGGGCGCTTTTACAGGGTGGAAACGCTGCGGGTTTGCTATCAGGTGAACCTGACGTGATGGGGAAGACATGGTATGATACGATCATGACGGAAGGTGTTTTTAAGGATACTTCTATTTCGTACAAGAAGGCTAAAGTAGCATTCAAGAATCTCTATGCGACACGCTTTGACAAGTTCAAAGTCTACGTGCCGTACTCAGACTATTTTCTAGGGATCAACGGTGCCTGGATGGCAAAATACCGTGCGATTTTTCCGTTTCCCTTTTACGAATTCTTCGTCACCACAACAGCGCCTAATACTTTTAGCGCCCTATCAGGTGGAACAGCTTTCGCAACAGTTGGCTTAGGCGCGTCTGTCACCGCTACACCGGCCGTTATTGCACGCCTAAATCCTTTGCCTCAACTTGTGACCTCTATAAAAAGCAGCCTTCCGTCATTTGATTCTATCGATACATCAGCGTGGCAGAAGCTTCCTAATTTCGATCTTGAAGGTGTTGGCTTTATAAGCTCACACATTTCTTTCTCAGAATCAGAAGTCTATAATTTCTACACTATAAACCCCACATGGCTTATGGGGCAGAATGGCGATTCAAATTCAAACCTACGCCAATACATTTTCAATTATGAAGCTGGAATAGATTGGGCGTCAGTAACACGTTATGGTTATCGGCCATGGATGCAGACGATCTCGTGGTTTGCTGATATTACAGGGCAGATTGCGCAGCAAACAGGTAAAAATGCGACACTGCCAGAAGTCATGGCGACTGTGCTTGGGCAGCTTTGCGGCTATTACGAAGCCATGCCTCTTATGGCTAAAGCGGATGTCTCGACGTGGCTGCGGCCTGATATTGAGATCGGAACGCGCTTTAGCTACGCACCTTATCGAGACGGAGTGCTGTGGGATTTTTATATCGAAGGCGTTACGAACCATTATGTCTTTGGCGGCCCTTCGATGACGCATCTGACGCTTACGCGCGGGCTGCCTTCAGCTATCTATAACGATTCAAGCACAACTGGCGTACTCTTCAACATGCACATTGGAAACGCACAGCGTATAGGAGGGGAGTACAAAGTCGGACTGCCATCTGGATCAGGCGACTTCCTAAAAGCACTCCCCTCTAATAAGTTTGCAGAGCAAATGATTACGCTGGACAACCTGTACCTGACAGCACAGGGAACTCAGTCGCCACCAACTCCTTAAAACGTTTGATGTTGTGATACGCTGAGGACTCTAAGTCAGCGGTCGAAGCTAACACGCCATCAATGATTTTATCGATTGTGGCTGTTGGGAGCGTCTCAAAAGACAAGTTAGCACGCTGTGCCCGACCGTCATTGACCGAATAGCTGCGGATGTCCGTCCCGCCTTGATAAACGATTTTAGGAAGTGTGCGCGTTTTGGCAAAGACGCGTTTTTGCACTGCATCGGCGGCAAATGAGACGCCAAGGTTGAACGAGAGAAGATTGTAAATCCCAACGACCTTTTTATCCTCCAGCGCATTCGCATACGCAATGCAAGCGCTATCGATGTCTAAGATTGGGCGTTCGGCCATGTTGTCAAAGACGGAGATGGTTTGTTTTTTGATTGCGTCCTTGACCATAGCGTTAAGCAGAAGGTCGTAACGCATTCGAGGACTCGGGCCGCAGACTGTCCCCATGCGGAAGAGGACGACACGCATCTCGTGGCAATACTGCTGGATAATCCCTGTTTCGGCGATAAGCTTAGAGACGCCATACGGCGAGAAAGTCTGAGGCTGGCTGTCTTCGCGAACACGTTCTTCCGTTCGCCCATACACAGAGCACGAGCCGCCATGAATGAAAAGCTTAACGCCTGCCTGCCGTGCAATATAGGCTAGATAGCTTGGGAGTGCAGCGTTAAAAACGTAATTAGAGAAAGGCGCCGTATCGGCCATAGGATCGTTGGAGAGCCCGGCGAGGAAAATCACAGCGTCAAAAGGCTTAAGGTCTTCGGCCTTGAGCGCGCCAGCGTTGACTTTTTGCTTCTTGACAGCTTTCGGCAGATGATCTCCAAACCAGAAGAGGTCGAAAACCGTAACCTCATGCCCTCGTGCAAGCAGCACGGGAGCGAGCACTGAACCGATGAAGCCAGCGCCGCCAACTATTAAAACTCTCATGGTTTCCTCGCTTTTTAGCCATAGCCGTTGTTTGACAAAGGACGAATTTGCTACCATATTGCCTCACAACAGACAACGTCTTAGCGAGAGGGATTTGGGAAATGCTACGCACAAGGCTTATCCACCCAGGCGGCGTTACAGTCATTACCCCTGAGCGCCTTTACCGAGACCACCGCGGGTTCTTTCTCGACGCTAGGCGTTCGAATGAATACATGGACTTGACGACTGGCTTGGAATTCGTCCAGTCCAATTTCTCCGTCTCTGTGCCGTTTACGCTAAGAGGGCTGCATTATCAGCTTGGACGGCCTATGCAGGGTAAGCTCCTCCGTTGCATTTCAGGAAAGATTTTCCAAGTCTCTGTTGATGTACGAGCTGGTTCGCCAAATTTCGGAACGTGGGCTGGGGTTGTTCTCGACGGCGTGGCTAACGAATCAGTCTGGGTGCCACCTGGGTTTGCTAATGGCTTTTTCGCCTTCGAGCAAGGTGCGGTTGTTCATTACGACATGACAGCTTATTACAGCCAAGAGCTAGAACGCGCGGTGCGTTGGGATGACCCGGTGATTGGGATTCAATGGCCGATGGGGATTGGCGCGCAGGTGGTGCTATCGGCGAAAGACCGCGTTACGCCGTTGCTGTCTGAAGCTGAGCCTTGGGAGTAGGGAAATGCACGTTTTGGTTTTTGGCGCCAAAGGACGGCTTGGGAAGCGTATTGTTGAAGAGTTTGGAGCGCACGGCCATAAGGTCAGTGGTGTGAGTCGGGAAGACCTTGACCTGAGCTATTCTCCTCAAATCCGCGGTTTCGTTTCAGAATACAACCCTGATCTCGTGATTAACTGTTCGGCTAAGAATGGCTTGGAACAGTGTGTAGCTGATCCTGAAGAAGCTTTTCTCCTCAACACGCTTGCCCCGTTAGAAATGGCTCTTGGGGCACGCGATTGCCAAGCCTCGTTCGTTCATTTCTCTACTGATTACGCCTGTTGCTCTAACAAACTCACACCCTCGACAGGTGTTCCTTGGGGAGTCTATGGCATTTCTAAATACTGCGGAGAACAAGCGATTTTGGCTTTGCGGGCGCCGGAACATTTTATCTTCCGGCTGTCTTCTATTTACGATAGTGCTGACATGTGCGGATCGCTAGACGCTATTAAGCAGTATCGTGCTGGCAAAGGGACAGTTGAAAACCCGATCAAAGTCTTGAAACAGCTTACGACACCAACCTCAACACGCCTCATTGCACACAAGATGTTTGAAGCTTTGGAATTTGTTAACAAGTCCAAGCAGCCGCTTGGGGGACTGTACAATCTCGTGACTTGGGAGCCTGTCTGGAAAGACTTTTTTGCTTTGAAGGCGCTTTCTTTATATGAAGCTGTTTCTGGAGCTAACGTGCGAACTGGAACGTTGGCTAATCCGCGTCCGGCTTATAGCGTTCTTTCCAACAAGACCTTTTGTGAGACGTTTGAGCTTAAACTCCCTACGGTTCTGGAAGACTTGGAAAACGAGTATCTGCTCTGGGCACATGATGAGGTGTAAGGAACACTAAAAAATGCAAGGACTCTCCTTCGCCCTAGCACGAGTCACAGCTCTCAGCCCCCCGCGTGGGCTTCGTGTGCTTTTTCAGTCCACCGGCCAGGAGCTTGCAGCAGATGTCCTTATGCTGCTCGATTACGCAGACGCTGTGCGTGTTAAACAGAAACCCTTACCTCAAATCGGCTCTTGGGGAGTTGTCATCTTCCCTTATGGCGACATTCGTAATGGAATTTGGCTAGGGGCTTATCTCCCCAGCGGCCTGGACGCCATGACCGCTACACAGGCAAGCGGCTCAGCCCCAACTGATCCCTTTATCGATTATGAATCCACCTTCTCGGGGCATTGGCGGTTACTCGACGGCTTAGGAAATCTTGCAGAGCAGTTTGCTGATGGAAGCTATATTGTAGCCGCCTCGGGAACTACACTCCCTACCGCCTATCGCCACACAGTAGACGCAAGCAACGCACAGCAACGAATTCCTTTCACATATGCAGAACGTGTCACGGCGCCTCCTTCACCTTTCAATTTCTTTTTCAAACACGCTACCGGAACAACAATCGAGGTTGATACAAGTGGAAGCGTGGCAGTCTCCGGCGTTTCAGCTTTGAATATTGTAATTGGCGGCACAACGCTATCGATTGGCAACACAGGAACAGCCACAATCGCGCTTGCTGGCGGCGACAAGCTTAATATCACCCAAGGTGGCAGTTCTCCGTCCGATTTCCTAACGCTAGTCTCTAAGCTTATCGATAAGTTCAATAATCACACGCATAAGCTTGTGCAAGCTGGAACAGCCAACAGCGGCACACCGACGACAAATCTCTCAGCCTCAGACATCTCCAGCACCATTATCGGTATCTCAGATTAGGCTGATTCTGTAGTACCCTAGCCGCATTATGGCTTCAGGCTACTATCGCTATAGCGACTCACATACGTCGATCCGAGCGACCTTGCAAACCGCGTGGGCGAGTGGGGTGTTTTTGCCTGCCTGGGAGCACCCAAGCGCTTATCAGCTTAACGCTGGCGTCATTGCGACCACGGCAGTGTCAGGTAGCACAGAGCTTGGCTTTGCTGGCGTAGCCCCTAGCGGTAACGTCGGACTCTGGCTTCTGCCTTTTTATGGGCCACTTAGCCTTTACAACATGAGCGGGATCGTTAACGCTTATGTTCCTCCAAATGCAGCCATTGTTTTTACAGGACTCGGATCACTTAGTACAGTCCCTTACGCTGTTGATGCGTCGGGAAATATCTACACGCTAGCTGAAAACACGACAACTATCGACATTCTTAGTCTCTATGACGTTCTCTCTACAGCCGATCTCTTTGCGTCATCTGGACTTGGGACGAGTGGGTTAGTCGCAATTGGAACCTTTGGCTCTCCGGCTCTAACACTGTCCGGCCAAGGTAATAAGCTTTACACGTTATCAGCAACAGCTAGCGGCATAGGCACTGCCACGATCTCAGGAACAGGTTCAGGCGCTGTTGTGACTAGTAGCCTCATCGCTACGCCTATGCCTGTGCCAAGCTGTCTAGCTGTCAGCGGAAGCCTTATTGCTGTAGGCGGTTGGGGGACAATGACTATAAGCTCTGGCTTTTCAGCGCTTGCGGCTAATCCTCTAAACAACACTTCCTTCATTGGAGCAACGCCTGCTGTTTCAGCTATCTCGTATTGGCAGCTCAATGGTCTTAACGGCTGGGCTGAAACCCAAACGCTAAGCGGTATTGGGAGTCTAAACGCCCTAGCGTGGTCTTCTATCGGGAACACACTACTTGGAACTGATTCCATCAATAACGTCCTAAGCGTGTTTAACTACACGTTCGGCTCGCTGACGCGTTCTCAAACTCTTGCTCTTAGCGGTGCAACCGCTGTTGGCCTCACGCCTAACGCAACAAAAGCGCTCGCTTGTCAGCCAAGCTTAAACACCGTAACGTCTTTGAGCCTAGGAGGTTCAACCTGGGCACTAGGCGCACCGCTTTCGATTGCTAAAGCTAGTTCGGTTTTCTTACCTACGGCCTCTACCGCAGTTGTAGGGGCAAGTGGCGCGTTGGTTAATTTACAATACACGTTAGGAGCCTGGGTGATTGGAGCTTCAACGACTCTCTCGTTCACACCCTCTTATCTTGCGAGTGATTCCCTTGGAAACATCATTGCCGCTGGAACTCAAGGAGCTAACGGCTATCTTTATACGCAAGGGCTGACAGCTACGTTCTCAGGATCAGTTGTTGGATTGTTTTACCAGCAAGGCCAATACGTGATCGCTGATGGCACTAATTCACGTCTGCGTGTGTTCAGTTTATTCGCTGGTGCGCTTACAGAACAGAACGATTACCAAGGGCCAAACAGCTTACAAGCCTTAAACGCAACATCGATCATATCACCGATCACTGTCGCTACAACGATCATCGCGGCAGGAAGCGGTGCTACAGAGTTTTTTAACCTCTCTGCGCCTTATGCTTTAGCTGCTAACAAGAACGGAGAGGTTTCAACATACAACGGCTCAGGCTGGGTAACAACTAACCTCCAAAGCTATATCCCTACAGCTTTGACGTTTGATCCCTCGGGCCGCATAACAGTCGCGACTTTGCAAAATGAGCTTTTTACAATCTCTCCCACGGGAGGAGTCATTGCTTCGGGTGTTATCACGCAGTTTACAGGACAGCCCCAAGCAACACCTTTGGGAATCTCCAGCCTGCAATGGATAAATAATAGCCTTTTTGCCACAAGCTCGTTAAACGACATTGTTTTGGAGATCATCTAATGGCAGGCTTAGGGTTTCCCTTTAACTTAGCGGCCTCTGGCACACAGCTTGGGATTGGCTTCAACGGTTCAACTGTTGCGCTTTCTGCGCGAGTTGTTGGACAATCGTTTCAGACGATCCCGCTTCCAAATTCTCGGACGGCCCTTTACGCTATTTCTATTTTTGAGTCGCATAACACAAGCACACCGTTTCAGTCTTTCACGTTTCCTTTATCACCATCGACAGTGTTTAAGGAATTCACGGCTATGTCGAATGTTTACGACGTAGCAGGAGACCCTAGCGAATTTGGTGTGCACCGTGAGGTTGATATTTATGGCAACTCCCCTGTCACGTATCGGATCGAAGGGACGACCGGCTGGCAATATCATAGTACGGATGGCTATAGCAGCACGGGCTTAGAAGCTATTGCAGCTCTTCAAGACATTGTGAATCAATTCGCTTATTTTAACGCACAGCAGCGCAAGAGCGGAAGCGCTGATCTTTATACGATGGAGTTTTACGATTATTTCTCTGGAAGCTATTGGCAAGTCGTCCCTGTTGGGCCGCAGGTAGTTAGACAAAACGAACGCAGACCGCTGCTTTTCGAATACGCTTTTCGGCTAGTTGGGATTGCCCCTGTTGCGAAACCTCAAACCGACACAGCGAATGATTCTATTCTTTCGGCATTGGCGTTGTCGCAGCCGCAAGCAATTGCAGCTATGGCTATTTCTAATGTCTCAGTGCTTGCAAATTACAAAAGCTCAACGCCTGGAGCGCTGGGGATCACGTTATGACTTATGTCGGCTATTCAGGAACACTCTGGCAAACAGCCTACACAGCGCTCGCTTATTATACAGCGCAGCTTGAAGCCTTTAACACGCCTGTGTCTGGTGTTGTAACACCCTCTATAAGCCTAATCGCCCTCATGTCAGAGAGTATGCTTGCGACTTTAGAAAACGGTATCGAGGCAGTTAACGCTTATGCCCTTAACAATGCCTGGACGGCAGAGATTCTTTACTTGCAAGAAATCGAAGCGCTTCCGTTAGCGCTTGATCCTGCAACAGTAGCTATTTTTACAAATCGTCTTGTGGCTTATCAAACAGCTAACGCTGCCTTGGCACCACGTGTGCCCTTTCCGCCTTATGGCGCAGCTTCGACACTGACTAACGGTGAAGCGGCTATAACGTCTCCTAGGCTTTTGGATTTCTTTTCAGTGTTCGCCTATGAAACACCACCAAGCGGATTGACTGCTACAAATCTTGTCGCTGAAGCTACCACTACAGCGGCTGCATTTTTAATCGTTGCCAATGCCATTAGTGTTTACCAAGGCAACAACGTCACACAGCTCTATGACGTTGCCTATCGTGAATATCTTTGCGCCCAGTCGGTTGCACAAATACTCGCGTCTGTCACGTCAGGGCCGTTTGCTAACAACGTTGTGGCCTTAAACACTTGGAACCAAGTCGTTACGCTTCCTGCCATGCTCATGTGTGCTGATTCCCTAACCGGAGCGCCTTACACGCAACAGCTTCAGCAACAGGCCGTACTGCGTAACGTTATGAGTGTGACGGCCGCTAAGATTTCTAATTTCTTGCTTTCACTTCGTCAGCCGCTCGTAACACAGATTAAAATGACGACGCTTTTGAATAACGAATCACTCAGTAGCGTTGCAGCTAGAACGCTTGGGGACTTTGAACGTTGGCCTGAGATCGCGACGTTAAACGCGCTTGTGCCTCCCTATGTTGGAATGAGCAGCTCTCCGGGGATCGCGGGCTGGGGAACAAAGCTTGTGCTTCCGTCTCCGGGGACACAGCTTGCCGCAGTTGGAACGATTCCGTCCTATACGATAAATTATCTCGGCACTGATATTTACATCGGGCCGATTAACGGCTCCATGCCTCCTTGGACTGGAGACTTCCAAGTCATCTCTGGCTATGAGAATCTAGCGATCTCATTAGGACGCCGTTTGCAGACAACGCAAGGGACGCTTATTTACCACCTGCTCTTCGGAAGCCGCATCCCGCCGCAAGTTGGGGCCGTGCAAGATAACCAAACAGCTGGACACATTGGTGCATATGGGGAAAGCGCTTTGGCTTCTGACCCGCGTGTCGTAGCGGTGTTGTCAGCAAAAGCAACTCTTCTTACCAACGGCCAAATCTCGTTCTTAGGAACTGTCCAGCCGGGCGGTTTTAACACCACACCTGCCACAGTTAATGAAGTTTTCTCGCCGACTCCTTGAGGTAAAAGCCTATGGCCGATTCACCAACAATCACAATCGCGGCACCGCCGACTACGGCAGAGATCGCAAGCCAAGAGCTGTCTTTAATGGCAGCTTTGTCTGGGGTGCTTACGGATTACAATCCAGGCTCTCAAATTCGAACAATGGCTGAAAGCCAAGGGGCCGTGATTGAGCAACAAGGGATTCAAACACAGGCTTTGGCTTATCAGGCGCTTGTGTTTAGTGCGTTGTCGCTGTTTGGGATTTTTGCTGGGCAGCCTACAGCTGCCACAACGATTGTTGATTTCTCAACCGCTTCGTCGGGAACCCCGCCACCAGCTTCTCAAAATGTTACGATTCCAGCCGGGACGTTTGTTCAGACGAACGGCGGCGTGCAGTTTAAGACGACAACGGCCGTAACGCTTTCAGCCGGGACTAACAGCATCTCCGTACCGGTTAGCGCAGTGATCGCTGGAGCAGCGGGAAATGTTCCAGCCAATTCGATCACAGCGATTGTCTCAGGCTTGACTTATCCGCTTTTTGTTACCAATCCTACGGCTGCGACTGGTGGCGCTAATGCGCCAAGTTTATCGGCGTCCTTGGCAGAGTTCTCCGCTGTTGTAGCCTCGATTGGGCTGAGTTCGCCAGTTGCAATAGCTAACGCTGCACAAGGCGTGAGCTATGGAAGCGAGACGGTTGCCTACGCCACCTGTTTCGAACCCTGGCTGGAAGCTGGAAGCGGTGCAGGTTCAGGACAAGCAGGCTGGCAGCTCTTTATCGACAACGGCAATGGCACTGCGTCGTCAGGGTTGATCGCAGCTGTGGGCGCCAAATTGACTGGGGGCACTGTCTCAGGTGCCAGCAACGCATCAGGCGCTATCGGTTACCGTGACGCTGGGGTGCCTTATGGCATTTACGCCGTAACCCCAACCTGGGCCTACGTGAGCGTCTCTGGCACACTCGTCTCTAGCGCCAACGTCGCGCTCGTGAGCGGCGCGTTAGTCAGCGCCGTGAATGCTTATTTCACGCTTCCTTTCGGTACAAAAGCTGAACAGGCGCAAATAGCCGCAGCTGTCTCAAACACGGCCTCTTTACAGTTTAGTTCCCTAGCGATCACACTTTCCAATTCCATAAGCGGCAGCCCTCTAGCTATCATAACACCTCCTCCATCTGGGCGCGTCCTGCTTGCCAATCTAGCAATGGACTTGAGTCAATGAACTTTGCGCAAGTACAAGCTGTTCTAACGGCCCTTCCTAAGACGTTTTTGCGCCCGCAAATTCCTTTCACGCAGTGGCTGGACGCGAATACGGCTGGATTGGTGCGTTACACAGGTGCTAGCGATCAGATCAGCCAGCAAGTCGCTGCTTTCCAGAACGCTCGATTTGGTTGGCTGGACATCTGGGGGCTTTTGTTCAATGTTCCACGGTTTAATAACGAAAGCGATGGAGCTTATCTAACACGAATTGCTTACATTGTTTTAGCTGGCGGCGGTACGCCAGTAGGCATTGCGGCTTGGGTCAAAGCTGTCTGGCAGGTTGATGTAACGGTACAGGAATCCTTACCCGCTGTTGGTTATTCCCTTACCTTTATAACCGCCTTAACTGACGCACAAATTCTAGCGCTCTTGGTAAGTCTCGCGCGTGTACGCCCTGCCGGTGTTCCAATCACAGCTGTTTACAAAGCTGGAAGCGGTTTGTATCTAAACACGATCAATTTCTTTGACGCTTCTCCAAGTGTGACAGGTGCTTATTTGACTTCAGGAGAGTCTGAATCCTTGACCAGCCTCCCAGCCGCAACCAACAGCACGTCACCAAGCCTGCCTGACCTTTTCCTCACTGATCCGACGCTAAATCCCTCACTTTCCGCCTAGATTCGGTCTTTCCTGCTATCCTCCCCCGGTCGGACATTATGGCATAATCAGCCGCCATAACTAGACGTTATCGTTTTTGAGGCTGATTTAGTGAAGACGCCAAACTTCGCACCGGAGCAATATGTCAACGCCGGGGCTTTTAACGTTGCCTGTGCAATGTTGGAGGCTGATACGGCGGAGTTGGCAAAGAGTGCGCTCCTGAGCGGCTTGGTGGCAGTACAGAGCGCTTCCTATACGAGCACAGGCTTGGTTCTCACGTCGGTTTTGCCTGCGCCCTTTGGCGTGCTGTTCAGCAATGGGCAGCTTGCACGCGCACACGGCACGCAATCCAACGCTGATACCCAGACCTATACGACTGATTTCACGAGCGTCGTACCGGGTTCAGGGAGCGTGACAGCTTATCTGATCGCGCAGCTGACGGCGATCCAACAAGACCCTTTCCAGGTGATTGGGCCGCCGCAAGGGCATCCTGATTATAATCCTAGCTTTGTTCCGTACACGGCCTATGCGTCTTTGGTGAACTCGATAACTCTTGGCGCTTCGACAACGGCGCCAGACAATCAAACAACGTTTGAGCTTTGTCGGTTTGCGTTAGCTGCTGGGGCCTCGACGCTTCCTGCGCCGAATACGGCTTATCAAACAGTGCTATCGGCTAATAACACGCTCCAACCGTTCAACGTTTCAGGAACGCTGACGCTTGCTAGCGGAAACGCTGGAACGCTTTTACAAGCAACAAGCGCCACGACATTCAATCTTCCAGTTGTCGCGCTCGTAAACGGATCGCTGTTTGCACTGGCTTCTGCGACATCGGGTGTTGTTACAACACAGGCCAATGGCGCTGATGTTATCTTTGGGACAGTCGCCTCCCCAAGTACAGGCGTTGGGTCTTTCACGATTCCACAAGGCACAACGGTTTTGCTCCTTGCCTCTAACGGTATATGGCGCGTTGTTGGAAGCTCACAATTTGGAATCACGCAAGATGTTGCTTCTGCAATCAGCGGCTTGGCTTCAACGAGCTACGTGAATAGCCAAATTTCTGCTGCTGTTTCAGGCTTGGCCTCTACAACGTATGTCAATAGTCAGATTTCCGCAGCTGTCTCTGGACTGGCTTCAATATCCTACGTCAATAGCCAAATCAGCGCAGCTGTTAGCGGTCTGGCCTCTGTAAGCTACGTCAACAGTCAGATAAGCGCGGCTGTTTCTGGTCTGGCTTCTACAATCTATGTAAACAATGCCGTTTCAGGCTTGGCCTCTACGACGTATGTAAACAACGCAGTTTCTGGCCTAGCTAGTCTCTCATACGTGCAAAAACAGTCTGGAAACTATGCTGTTGACACTGGCACGTCTAACGCTCTGGCAATAACGCTCTCGCCCACACCAGCGTCACTAGCAGCGCTGCTTGGCGTACCGATCCGTGTACAGAAGAATGCTAGTTTCGGCAATTCCGGGGCTGTTACTTTAAAAGTTGGCAGCCTCGCGGCTACAGCTGTTACGCATGGCAACGGCTCTCCGTTATTTATTGCAGAGCTTCCGCCAGATAGTATCTTTACTGTTATTTACAACGGCACGGCTTTTATCTTGCAAGGTGTGCCTGAATCAGTGTTCGCTTATCAGTGTTCGGCAAAGGCGTTTGCTATTTGTCAATACAGCGGCGGATCGATTACATTAGTTAAGTCCTTTGGGGTTTCAGGCATTGCACAGAATGGTGGCAATGGCATCGATGTGACGCTAAGCAGCCCGTCTCCTGCTGGAACTTCCTGGACAGGTATCGCTACAGTGAGCTGTACCAACCAAGATGGTTCACAGAATTGTGTAGGCTGTCCGCCGCTAAACTTGGTTGGGCCTGGAAGTGTTGCGACGTTCAGATTTGCATCGCTTGCTAACACAGGGCTAATGCCGGGGCTGGCAATAATGACCTTCTTTGGTTTTTAATAGAGCTGATGAATTAGCGTTTGCGTGATTTTATAAGTTCTCAGTCTTAAACAGTGAAAGCCTAAGACATGAGTCAAGGCAAGGTGCAGTTTCCAACGTCTTCTCCGCCTCCCTACCCAGGGACGACTTTAGCGGCTAACCTAAATACTGCCTTTCAAGCTACCTCGACCTTTCAAGCTGGGACTTCTGCACCGACAGCTGCTTCGACAGGGCTGGCCTCCGTAGCAGGGATTTATTGGCACGATTTAAGCACGAATACGCTTAAATGCAGAAACCAAGCCGATACAGCTTGGATTTTAGTCGGGACTTTTAATGAGACGAACGGTGTTTTTATTCCCGTATCGGCGCCTCCTGAAAAAGCTGTAGCACTTGGTCATGTGGTTGTAGCTGCTGATTACGGCTATGTGCTTGTGATCAACGCGACTAGCGGAGCGGGTTCGATTACTGTTCCGAGAACGCTAGGCAGCTCTTTGGTTCCTTTTGTGTGCTGGCCGATGCGTGATGTTGTAAATGACGCAACGGGAAACACGATAGCGGTTTACGATTGTGTGTCGTCGTCGAATACGACGCAGGTGAATCTAATCGATGCGATTAGCGCTCCGGTAAATGGAGGACAGGTCCCGACGCTGGCGATCCGCGTGAATGGCACGAGTGTTATTAGCTTGAGGAGCGCGTCATGACGGTTAGGGCTTTGCGAAATTCTAATCCTGGAAATCTCGAACGCGGCGTTCAATGGCAGGGACTTGCCGATCCGCACGAAATGTCGCCGGAACAGTTGGACGAACAACGCTTCGCTGTGTTCAAGTCGCCAATGTGGGGCTTCCGCGCGCTTGCAACCGTGCTGTGTAACTATCATCGGCTTCATGGGCTTAACACGATACGCCAGATCATCGGCCGGTGGGCACCTCCAAGCGAGAACAACACAGACGCTTATATCAAGGCCGTGTCTGATGCTTGTCATCGCGCGCCAGACTGGCCGCTTAAGCTAGACGATGCGCCAGTGCTTGAAGCGCTTGCTAAAGCCATCGCCACGCACGAATGTGGCGGGTGGTTTTTTGAAGATTCTGATCTTGCGGCTGGTGTTGCCGCAGCTTTAAAGTCCTGAAGGAGAAATCGACATGACTATTCAGCAAGACATCGGCGTTGCGGCTGCCATGCTCAATGCGGAAATCCATGAGCTGAACGCAGACTGGAAGGCGCTGGTTATGCGGAAGAATGTGGTCCTTAGTAAAATTGCAAGCGCCTCTACCGCAGTGCAGCTTCGTCTTGTTGATCTTGAGACCAAAGAGGCGACGTGGGTTTCTGAACATCCGACGTGGGCGATTGTCATCGCGTTTGGGGTTATTGTTGGTAGCTTCATGCTTGGTCGTTGGACGGCTTAAAGCTAAGGTAATGAGATGAGTGATCCCGGCCAAGCCCTTAATTCGTTTCTCCAAATCAATGCCAGCGCGTCTCAGATTGAGACGAAATGGTTGCGGGAGACTGTGCTTGCGATCTCGGTGTTAGCCCGCCCTATCGGCTTGTTGATGATTGGGCTTGCTTTGGCATATGTGCTGGTACGCATCGCGCAGTACATTAACTCTCCAGATTCAGCCGTATGGGCTGTAGGGCTAATCTCAAGCGTGTTTGCTGGAACAGCGGCCTTTGGATCGTGGGATAAACACACGGCAGTAAAGGCAGGAGGACCGACGTAATGTGGGCAACCATAGCCTCGTGGGCAGCAAACAAAATCGCGGTTGCTGTTGTGGCCGTCGCAGCCTTGTGCGGTGTTATTTTCACGCCCGTTGCGCTCTACCAAGCGTTCGAGATTAACGGCTATCAGATTCTTTGGTGGGGAGCGCCGGGGCTGAAAGCGCAGCTCAAGACGGCACGGGATAGTCTCGGACAGTGCCACGGGAACGTTGACGGCCTCGAAACTGCTGTGGCAAAGCAAAATACCAAAATTCTCGCCCTTGGGAAGCAGGGCGACGTGCTGCGGGCAGCTCTAGCCGATGTTATAGCCAAGAACCAAACCGAAAGAGAGGCGTTACTGACACGCTTAGCGGTTCTAGCAGCAGCCAAACCAGCTGGAGCGAATGAATGTGAGCGGGCCATATCCGCGCGAGCACAGATCATAGAGGATCGAAGCCGATGAACCGATGTATCGCCATGGCTACACTTGCCCTCTTGCTTTCCGCGTGTGCCGACAAGCCATCCGAGCCTGTTGTTAACACCGTAACAGCCGACGTTCCAACGCCAGTGTCATGTGTCCCAGATACTGTCACCGCGGCACCAACCTATCCCGATACGCTGGACGCGCTCAAATCCGCGGCCGAACTGGCAGACTTCGAAAAGCTATTGGACTCCGGGGCGCGGTTGCGCGCTAAGCGGCTTGACCTTCTCGAAACCGTCGTCGCCAAGTGTCGCGATGTCAAACCTACCGCAGTGGCGAAATGACCGAATCCGAAAACTCAAATCTTCGTCGCATCGAAAGCAGCCTGCGTGAGGTTCTATCGGGTAATGGCGCGATCCTTGCCGAGATGCAAGGGTTCCGCCGCGAGATTGACGAAGAAAAGACCATCCGCAAAGATCACTCGGAACACAACCGGGTGGATTTTCAGAGAATCCTGGACCTGTTCGAAGCCGAGCGCGCCGCGAACGATAAGCGGTTCGATGACCAGACAAAGGACCGTCAGATGCATCTTGGCGAGCAAGACGTGAAGATCGACGCAATCAAGGCCACGGTTGATATCTTGAGCGGTGATATCTCTATGGCGAAGGGCGCAGGATGGGCTGTGGTTGGTCTGCTCGGGACCGGATTCTTGTACGTTGTCAGCGTAATCGTCGATTATATCCGCATCCACTTCAAGTTCGGATGATAGCTGCTCCTAAGTCGAGGACGTTATGAACATAAAAGCTTTCACGCTAGCTGCCTTTGCCTTTGTTGCGTGGGCGATTCCATCCCTAGCTGGAACCCAGGGCGCAATTGTAAAAATCGGCACCTTGCAAGATATGGCTGATCTCGGTGCGGCGAGTTCGTTAACGCTTAGCGCCGAAGTAGCCGGTGTTCGATACGATTGGTATAGCGCAAGTTTGAGCGCATCTTATGCACCATATAACGTTGCTTGCCCTGGCACTGCCGCTGCGCCCGGTGTAACCGCTGGAGACCCTTATATTGCTGCTACAGGCGTGGCGACGACGAGTTGCTGGGTACGAAAAGCGCTTAAACTAGCTATTAGGGTAGTTACGTACTCTATTGGAAACAAAACAATCCAGTCGAGCGATGGCATTGTCAGATGTGATAGCACGGCAGGAAACGTCACATTCACCGCGCCGCCAGCACTCGGGTCTTCGGCCGCAGTCTTGCGTGTACGGATCGAAAAAATAAGCGCTGACACAAATTATTGCATCATCACATCAGATGGAACAACCGTTGTCGCTTATGTTATCAACCAGAACGATGCTGGTGGTGCTGGATTTCTTGACATTGAGATGGACGGAACAATCGACAGGGTTTTGGGTGTTCCATGATGGCCCACGACGGCAAGAGCACAAAGGCTGAAATCGTCGCCCGCGTCCAGCGCGAATTGGACCGCGGGTTACTTCCACAGAATGTTTACGAGGTGCTTCAATGAAATTCCTCCGTTACCTTGCCGCTATCGTGATGCTCTCTGGCGCCGCGCTGGCAAATTCGGCGTACCCGTCGTATTCCGATAGCGCGTATCCAACCCGCGCGTCACTTTCCACGATGACAAAGGCAACCGCGCTCACCGGCACGTACAAGCACGTGTGCATCATAGAGACCGGTTATGCAGGCTGCTACGACGCAATTGCCGACTCCACGGCAACCATCGACGGCGTGACCGTGCTCGCGTTCGCGGACGCTCCGGCGACGGGGCGGTGGGTTAAGAATAATACAGCGCTGTTTATTGGTGGCATGTTTCCGGGGGCCGCAGATGGATGGTCTACTCCAGTTGATGGTGCGCTGCCAACGACTAGCTACGCGGGCAACGCCCTTACGATAAGTACAAAGGGGACATGCAGCCCTATTTTTTCTGGTGCGGTCGGGTCATACCTAGGGCTACTTAGCTGCCAGCGTTACGCTGATACACATCAACATGCTTTGCACGTCATCGAACAGTTGCCCGGTCTAGTCACTTACGTAAGTGGTGATTTTTTGTTGCAGCCTACCGCAGGAACTAGCGCCTCAACATCGGTTGATCTTGTGGCATGGTGTCAGAACTACGGAACATGGACCGGTCCTCCTTCACTGCCGTGTGCGGCGGTGCATCTTGTTACACAAAATACGTCTTACATCGCAGAGTACATTGATAATACGGGTGCCTTGCTGGGGGATGCAAATTTATCTGGCATTCTCGACACCATGATCCCTGAAAACACATTATTCTCAGTAGCGTTTACACTAGATCAAAAGTCTGGTCGCGTCTGTTTGCTTTTACCGGACCGCCCCTACTGGTCCAAGGATCGCTGTGATCAGCAGACCTATTTTGCAGCGTATCCGTCAACATGGGCCGCCCAAGAAGTTTACATTGCCGTGCCTGAAAGTGGCGATCAGGCTTATGTGCGGCGTGGTTCTGCGACTTCGGCAGACCCTGCAACTATAGGAATCGGCGCGCAAACGACTGCGGCTGTTCCTGGGATTGTGCGCGAAAAAATAGCAGGAACAGCTCAATTTGTGGGGTGCATAGGCGACGTTTCTGGGTGTACTAACTCGGGAAACTACTTGCATGCGTCGACATCAGACGTAGCTTACGGTCAACTGCAATCGGGACAGGCAATCACAGGGGCAGGCGTGGCTGCCGGAACAGTAATAATTAGCGGAGGGTTTCCACTATTCCTGCTGAACAACAATTCACTCGTTGCGCGCGAAAATCTGATCGCTGATCTCGTTAGTGGGCTTACGATACCAAAGACCGCGACATCATATGGAGCGGTTACCTTTCGCGTGCCAGCTAATGCCTCGGCCTATTCTCCCGCCAGTCTAGGGCTAACTCCGCCTTTGGGCGAGATTAGCGTTCGGGCATGCGCTGCGTTCGTTGCTGACAGTAACTCGAAAGTAATGGCATCTTTTGTTTTTTCAGCGGCAGGCTCGACAGTATCCCCAGGAGTGTATGAGTTTCCACTCGCCACTGGCGTTAATCCCGGCGAAACAAAATGTGTCTCTGTGCCGCTTCCTCTACCGCTAAACATCCAAACGGGTGGAGTGTACACCGTTGACTACCGCATCTACGATGCTAACGTGGGTGGTGTTTCGTCGTTTTTGACTCCCGACGCAAACAATGGGTCATGGCCGAGACCGACGATCACAGTGACGGGTATGAACGACAACGTGGGAGGCAATTAATATGAAACGCACACTCGTGGCCGGAATTTTTGCTCTACTATTTATTCCGGCAAATGCACAGATATATTTTGGTAGCACACCCAGCGGGGCGGCAGGTGTGGGCGCCGTTTGGTCCCCAAATACCTGGAACATCGGACCTCACGCCGATGCGACTGGCGATACCGCACCACCCACAACCATTATTTGGAAATTTCCATATGTCCTATCAGGCGGCAGCACCGCCAACGTTAATGCCACCAATATCCAGGTGGCTTTTCCCCGCGGGACGGGCACAGGTACCGGTAGCACTGTGGAATTACGCACAGGTAATACTGGTACTGTTTCAGGAACCGGGGCAAACGGCGGGACCCTTGCTGTGCGATGGACTCCTGACGCAAATACGATGTTAGCCTCTTTGTCCGTTGGGGAAGCCCCCATTGTTGGGGTAGCCGCGACGATTAAAAAGCCAAACGCTGCGACCATTGTTGGTCTTGATGTAACAAATTCTGGGTATAATGCAGAAGTAGATTTCTACACCGCGGCAGGTAGTGCACAATATACAAATCCCGCATTCATCCGCAGCGAACCTTCAGCGGCAAATCTGGTCTTTGGGACGAACGGGACAGCCGCCATTCGTATTGAAGCCACACAATTGATATATTTTCCAACGATAACAACTGGAACTGGAAAAAATATGCTTTGTATAGATGGCACTACAAAAGCCGTTTATATGGGAACAACAACAACCTGTTAGGAGGCCATCAATGCGGATCATAGCGGTAATTGCGGCAATGATCGTGGGCGCTGCCGCAAGTGCAGAAACTCTGCCGCCGCAGCATAGCGCCGGTCTGGTTTACGCGGTGCCTGCTGATAGCATCTCAGCAGATTTGACAACTTCGGTTGTGCAAATCCGAGATTATACGGCGGACGGGTCGTACAAAATCGTTTTGGAATGCAAACTCTCCAAGCCAGTTCGCGCGTATAACGCGTTTTTTCTATTCCCCCATTTTCCGAAACCAAGCAGGAAAGAGGTATGCCCAAAATGAAAAAAGCGTATTGCGTGGCCTTCATACTGATGGTCATAGTACCTGCATTTTCTGCCGATATACTTGTTCCACAACCGCGTCCAAGAGCCGATCAGGTCATTACACTGAAAATGAAACGATCTGATGCTGCTATTATTCTCGACGGTGTGGGTAGGATCACCCTTGCCGACGCGAATCGGGCTGGTATTACGAATCTATACACTGAACTAATGGCGCAATACAGTGCTCAAATATCTGACCAGGAACCTGTAAAAAAGCAATAGTGGATGCGCTGTTCGGGGGTTGCCCTCAGCCATATTCGCAGTACAAACGTAGAGGTAAGTCATGAGCAGCGTCGGTGACATGGTATCCAGGGCGCAGGAGTTTGTGACCGCTCTGGCGAGCGCGCCGCAACCGGAAGGAAAATGACATGAGTGACCCAGGATCATCCCTCAGTTCCTTTCTCCAGATCAACGCCAGCGCCAACCGAATCGAAACGAAATGGCTGCTTGAGGCGGTGACAGATGCTATCACATGAGGCTAAAAGCTTTCCAACATAGTTTTAAGCGTTCAGCCATGACATCTTCATCAGGAGTCATGTCTATCTTTTTCATACTCTCGCCCCAATTAACACCCGCTTTAAGATCAACGCCAAGCTTAAAAGGCTCGCCATAATCGAGCGTTGGGCTAAGATAATCGAGTCCCATTTTTATAACAAACCGCGCCATGGCGTGAAATTCCATCGAGACATAATCGATAAGTGTTGAATCGTGAACCTGTGCGAGCAATTTCGCAGGCTCAAAAGCTGGAGAGCTGTCATTAAGCATCAAAGGCATCGCACGATTGGTGATATCCACGACGGTTGACTGCGGGACGGCCGCGGTGGCTTCTCGAAAGAGATCATCGCCCATTTGGCCCATGAAATACATCTTCCGCCCAAAGCAGTTTGTCATGGTACGGGTCTTGCGGATTTGCTCATCGATCCGGTCGTACCAGTGATTTAGCTCGGGGTAGGCACCACCGCGGATAGTTGACCCGATGCGTTCACCGCGGTATAGATTTACGATCTTTTGCGCTTCCTTTTCATCCATTTCATTGCGCTGTGCGAATGTTCGATAACCAAGTCTGTAGTTCAGCGAGTGATTGCTATTACCGCTTATACTTATGATACTTTCATATCTAACCATGAAGAATCCACTTGGAACTGTCAAACAGTAAACGCTATCGGCCTTTACGCTACTACGTTTTAGCACTGAGGTTGTGGTAGTGTCAGCCTTTCCAATGCTCAACCAATGAAGAGTCTTTTTTCCAAATCCCCCAGTTGGTTCGCGACTTATTAAAGTACAACGACACCCACACAGATGACTTATGGTCTGTATCCAGTCAGCGTTGTTCTTGTTTGTCGTAAAAGCCTGAAAGCAAGCACCACCATTTCGGTTGTGCCCGTCCCAGAATTGTTGCTCATTAACAAAAGCTTGTAGTTCTGTAATACCAAGCTGTAAAAGATAAAGGCCGTAATTTTTTAAAAGCGCTCCATGACGAAGGGTTTTTACAGCGTGGCGTTCCTGACGTTCGTAGACAAAACCACCTGTTAGCAACTTCACAAGCTTGTCAATTATAGGACCGCGTGGGATGTGAAACTGGTTTCCCTTAGTGATCGTTACGCTGATTCCGAGAGCGCTTAAAATACTATCAAGCCTATCGCGTTTTCTTTCCTTTGCAAATTTGAACACTACCTGTCCGTAGGGGTTGATAACGCCGTCTGCTTGAATAGCGACAAGTAAGCGTGTCTCGTAGGCGTTTAATAGGCTTGTTTTATTGTTTAGGTTTCCAGATAACGGTATGCCATACGTACAGTTTTCAGGCAGTGTGGCGGCGGTACATTCTTCGAAGAAGTATTTTTTCAAATGCTTTAGTGGCAAGCGGTGGTTTGCTGTCACAGTCTGGCTAAAATGTCGGCCTTTTAAAGCTATAAGCTCCTCAGCTGGAGCTAGAGCATATTTATAAATAGCGCTTGTCTCTACAAAGCTAAGCTCTCCAGCATCCCATTGTAGGACTTTATCGCCTTGCTTTACATCCTCTATCTTTACCCAACCTTCAGGTGTGAGAACTTCTGTTCCAGCTACAAGGCACTTCTTACCGGCTTGACGAATAGACATCGTGCGCGGCAGGAACTTAGCACCGTCCAAAAGTCCTTTAAGCTCTGTCTGCCGAAGCTCTGAGATATGAATTGGGTCATTCAGGTCGCCGATAATTGACGCTTCTTTCTTTACAACGTCTTCAGGTAGCCCGCTGATCTTGGCCCCCGTGACAATGTGGGGAGACTTCCCAGAGCGCACAACAGCTTGCATCCCTGGGTCTTGGGAAAGATAAGCGACCACGTTCCACTCGGCACCCGAAAGGTCAAAGTTAAGAAGCATGAATCATTGTCCAGTTTGGTAATGTGTTAGATTTCTCATGCCATAAGCGTTCGCCAATCTAGGCATCAGCGCGCTAGGGGAAAAGACAGCAACAAAATCGCTCCAGCCCTCGCCTCCTTGATTCGCAACAAAGCTCTCAATAAGCCTCACAGGACAGCCTGCAAGCACGCTCCAACGCTGAAGCGCCAAGCCCGCGTCAGGGTAGAAGCGCCAGCAGTCAAGCGGGTGGCGGTGGACTTTGCCGTCTGAGGGGACGTTGAGATAAAGGGCGCCCTGGAGCGAGAGGAGGGAACAGAGTTCGGTAAAGGTGTTCCAGAAAAGGGCGTCGTGCTCAAAGACGGAAGTTGCGAGGATGAGGTCGTAGCGGGTGGAAGGGTAGCGGAGGGAATTGAAGGCGTCGAGCGTTAGATCAACGTCCGGGCCGGGGGAGAGATCAACGCCAAGATAGGTCACGCCGGGTGGGCAGTAGTCGCGCAAGGTGCCGTTGATGTTCATGGCGCCAAAGTCGAGGATGGTTGTACAAGAGGGGGAATGGTAGAGGCTGAGGAAGAGCTTGCCGAGTTCGCGCGCTGTGTCGTGCATTAGGAATGGCTTTCGGCTGGCAGCTCTCCATGCGCGTCTTCAAGGGGGATAGGCTTCATAACTTCTTCCACAACGCGCTTAAAGCCCGGAACACCGTCATCCCCAAGCTCGGAAGCGTTCACATCAGTGATTGCACAGGGGCTGCTTTTAAAAGCATCCAGCACAAAAATCCCGATAGCTTCTTGTTGCGAATTTGCTGCAACGATTGCTGCACGATGGCCCATATCTTCGGTAGGGGAGTTGAAGCTTGGGAAGCAAGTTAGGGCAGAGATAAGAAAGGTTTTCATGGTTCGGGATTCCATTCGAGTTGGCTTTCAGGGATTTTCATAATTTCTTCCAAATGCGGATGTGCCTCAACACCCTCCCCCTCCATAAATTGCCGGAACACAATCGGGAGGTTTTGGAAGTTCAAGCCTGTCTCAAACACAGTCTGCGACGAACTTAACCGCCCTGTCCAAGCTCCCCGGATATTAAACGAGCTTCTTAGCTTTCCATCCACGTCATAGCGGACGTTCAAATAAGTCGAGATGATCTTATCGATCTTGCGATATTCTTGGAGTGTTCGAGCTTCTTCCAAGCTGAAGCGTGAAGCGATTCGCGTGAGTGCCTTGTCATCAACAGTTGGGGCGCCTGCCATGTTTTTATAAGGACGCAAGCCTTTTTCACCATAGAAATAAGCGCAAAGCTGTGCGGGAGAGTTGATGTTGATAGCGTTAGCCGCAATAGCCGCACGCTTATCAGCCGCACGTTTAGGGGCCTCTGTGAGAATCGGTCGGTTAAAGCTCTTTCTCAAGCGCTCAACAATTGCGATTAGTTGTGCGTTTGCTTCCTCGCGTGTAGCGATCAGAGCCTTAGCGTTAACAGGAATCCCATGCGCCATCATGTAAATAAGCGATGAAACAACGTTTATCGTCATGTCGTAGGTAGCACGATAGCCTTCTGGATCGATAGAGGGTTCTAAGGCAAGCCAGCTTTCTAACGAGATCGCAGAGTCTTTCGCATTGTATTCCCAGCGACGGGTAAAATCCGCCACGGTTGGGGAGTCGTGAAGCTGCCCGTCGTCCTTGTAATAAGGCTCTTCGGCGTGCATAGAACAAATCAGCCCCAGGCTTTTATCCAAAGTCGTATACATAATCGAATGTGCGACCATAGGATCATGGACAACACCACGAGGGACGATTCTGTAAAGCTGAAGGAGAGTCGCTAAATCGAAGGTGATGTTTTGGTTAACCTTAGCAATATGGGGTGCGCCGATGATCTGAGCGTAGAGTTGGAAGATTTTAAGCTCTTCTTCTGGGCTCCAGCGGCTTTCAAACGTCGCATCGACGATTGGGATTGAGATGGCTTCTAAGGGATCGATAGCGAGAGAGAAGCAATCCATGTGCCCATGAAGAAGCTCAATGTCGGTGTTGACAAGCTTGGCGTCTAGACATTTTTCGAGAAAAGAAATGCACTGCTCATAAGTGGGATCGATGATTAAATTGCGCTTGATCGGGCGGATGTCAGGATAAGCGCTCTCACGCTTGGCGCGCTTGAGGTCGTTGATAATGAGATAGCGGTATTCATATTTGCCTTGCAGGACAGCAGAAGGGTGGATTGTAGGGACAATCTTGCGGTGGTTGATTTGCTCACCGCCTGGGATAATTGAGCCACGCCATTTTGTAATCGAACGCGCTTCGAGAGCGAGGGTTAAGGCAACCCCACCCATAGGGACGATAACGTTAGAAGTCGTGCGACGAAGGCGCATGAGAGAGGAAGCTGTGGCAGCGTGGCCTGCTTCGGTAAAGCCTTTGCCAGGAGCCCAGAGAAGCTCCCCGTCACGGTTGAAGATTTTGCCTTTGGAGATTTTCGGCTTGACGATTGGGGTTTCGAAGACGTTTAGGATTCGACAGTTACGTCGAGGGATTCCAGCTGAGTGCATACAACGTTCGAGGATTTCACCAGCCGGGCCGACAAAGGGCTTGTGCTCTTTCATCTCGACAAAAGACGGTGCTTCTCCCAAGAGACAAATAGGCGCATCGTCTGAGCCGTCTTCGTATTCGGTTGTCAAGGAAGCTTCTCCAAAGGGATAAGCGTGAAATTCTTTTGAGGACCGGTTTTGCGCTTGCGCTTAGGCGGAGCGATGGTTTGATCTTGGAGCGGGGTGGGTTTTAAAGCGTAACCAAACACGCCAAGGGCGGCTTCGAGATTTTGGATCGCAATGCCGCCTTTTCCTTTTTTGTTTGGCGCCTTCCACCAAGAAATCATTGTAGCGACGGCTAAGCCTGCCCTACGCGCTACCTCGGCTCGTGACATCCGCTCGTTGAGCATTTGGACATAAATGAAATGCACAAGCGGATGGGCTTGAGGGAAGGGTGGAGGGCAGGCGTTGATCGGGTGGAAGACACGACGCTCGATTTTGACATGTGGGATGTTCATTGTAGTTAGGGCTTTTCGGCGCGGACACGCTCAACGATTTCTCCAGCTAGGGCGGAATAGCCAATCAAGTCGAGAAAGCGATCTTTCTCGTAGACGCTCTTAGGAGAGGTAGCGAGACGCGCGAGGTTGAGGAGGATCATGTCGATAGCGTGACCGAAGGCGCTATTTTGCGAATGGATTGCCGGACGCCATTCAACAAGGGCTGTGTTTTTTGAACGCTGTATGGCCCTCCAGAAAGTAGCCTTCAACGCTGCTACGACGCCAAAGTTCTCCATCGGATCGCCGTAGGAGTAATTGCGGTCGGTGCAGATGAGTTCTTTGGCGGAGGCAATGAGCTGTTCACGCGGAAGCGTAATAGCTATAGGTGTTGCAGGCTCATTGTTCGATTCAGAATTTGCGGCTAGCGCAGCTTGGGAACGTGCTACATGTTGAAGAGCTTCTTCAAAAAAAGCCTTCTCTTCATTCTTGTGAAATACCTTCTTCGCCGAACGCTTCGACCGAATTACTCGACGTGTCACTGTGACTTTCTTCGCTTGTTTCATCGATTTTTCCTTTTCGCTTTTTGGGCTTTGGAACCTTGGGGACTTTTGGCGCTTTGGGCAGCTTAGGCTCTTTAGGAACCTTGATCGATTTAAGCGCCTTGGGAGGCTTAGGTGCTTTGCGCTTGGTAGCCGAGATCGTCACCTGCCGCTGGCTGCGGCGTTCTCGTGTTTCCAAGACAGCTGCTAAGGCTGCTTCGGGAGAGAGGGCTAGGAAGTCCCCGCCGATCTGGGCCAGCTTCTTAGCCGCTGCGGCCGTGATTTCTGGGCCAGAAGGAGCAGCGGAAGCGGCTGGCGGCGGTTGAGGGACAGAGACGGGAGTGGGAGCCGGGGGAGGAAGAGGGGCGGGCTGAGACGTCTCAGAGGCTGCTACAGGTGCGGCTACAGGTGGGGAAGACGCGGCTGGCTTAGAGAGGAGAACTAAAGAACGTGTGGGCGCTGAGACTGCCTTAGAAGCGACGACAGGCGCGATTTTGGGAGGCAGTCGCACGATTGCCATGTTAGAGCGTCTTCTGTGACAAGAGCTTCAGGTGCCAGCCGGGGCCGTAACGCTTAGACCGCTGTGTCGCACAGGCGAGAAGAGCCTTTAGGACTTTTTGCCTAAAGCCGTGTGGCAACTGGTGGATAGTCTGATAATCCTTTTCGGCCAGATGCTTAACGGTTAAAACTCGGCCGTTCTTGCCTAAGATGGGCTTTTTCTCGCGGCCACGGGAAATAAGAGCTTTTGGCATGAGGAACTGATCTCCAAGGAGGAAGAAAGAGCGTCAGAGGAACATGTACAAACACAAAACCCCTGACGCCCTAAAAAGCCTTCCGCAAACCGCCGATTAAGCGATGCGCGGCAGGCGCAGACGCGGGTAAAACTCGTCATCGTCGCCCTTTTCGAGCTTCACGAGCACCGTAGCTGTCAGACCGGCGAGCTGAGGCGCGTCTTCTTCGGGATCAAACGCCTTGGGATCAACGCCAAACTTGACCAAGAAGCGCACGAGATCACGCTTGCGCATACGGTCATACTGGCCTTTGCCATCGGCAGACGGGACAGTCATGTAATGCTGGAACGGCGCAACACCTTCGCCTTCCTCGCCCTCGACCGAGAGAGTCGCCACGATCATGTGGTTGTCACCGGCCTTGGTCGCCTTGTATTCGCCCTTGATGATACGGAGCGGATATTCGCCTTCCTTGGAAATCGTCTTGTCTTCCAAATCGGCATAGTTTTCGTCGTCACGGATAAGAGGCATGAATTGAGTCTCCTGATTGAGTGAGTGCGGTTAGGACGCGGAGGGCTCTTTGCTGGCGGCACTCGAATCGCTAGCAGGGAGAGTTTGGAGCTTTTTTAAGGCTGGGCGTTCTGGCTTGGAATTGCCGGAAAGAGCCATGCCTTTGGTTATTTTTCCGGCGAGAATTGCACCGACGCCGTAGTCGCCGGGATGAGAGAAGTCCTTGATCGTCACGTCGATGACGGGAGGGAGGTCTTTAATAGAAGAACGGATGCTCTGGAAGCCTCGGACTTCCGGGCGGGTTAGCATGTTGTAACGCTCTTCATCTTCAGTGGTGGCGCGGAATTCCCAGATGTTTGAGCACAACAAGGGAAGCATTAAACGCGCTTTGCCGGGGAGATCGACTTGGACTTCGATCTTTTTAGTCTTTTCGTCCTGATAGGATGTTAAATGCCCGGTGCAGAAGATGTTGACTGGGAGAGAAAAGACGGAACGGAGAACCTCGACAAGCTTAGAGCCTGTGACACGATAATCACCAAGGTCCTCGATAGAGCCATAGCGATTATTGATCCAAAGCTGCCGGTCCATCAAGGCGCTTTTGAGCAGCGTGAGAGAGTCGAGATAAAGCCAGTCGATTGTTTTGAAAAAGCCGTCTTTCTCACGTTGATTCAAGTCTTCAACCCAGCGTGAATAAACAGTTGGCTCACGTGCGCCTTTCGGCTTGTCGTCGGGCCTTGCGTTCTTATTAAAGCCTTTCAACGTGGCGTCGAGTTCTGCCGCCTCGGGGAGGAAAAGCGCATATTCGATATCGTGGCCTGCCAAGGAGGCAAGCGCACTCGGATCGAAAATATAGCCAAATACTTTTCCTGGAAGCGTTAAAAGCTGTGAGGTCTTGCCTGCGCCGCCAAGGCCGACTGCGAGAATGCGTTGAAAGGTGTTAGCGGTGGTAAGGTCTTTGGCGTTTGCCATAAATGAAAAGTCTTCTTAGGGGTGAGAGTTCTACGAAAAGATAGACAGCTGAGTCAAGAGGGAGGGGCGGCCTGTTTTGCTATTTTTCGCAGGGTTTCGAAAAAGTCATCATAGTAAATGAAGATTTTTGGCGCTTTTTCTGCAAGCCGCGCACGGCCTGTTCCAATACCGTGAGAGGACATAAAAACAACGCCGCCATGCTTGAGCTGATCCATAAGGCGCAAGCAATCGACGGCGATGACACGCGTGATCTCAGACAAGTCGGCATCTGATAGAAAAGCTTCAGGACGCATAGAGGGCAAGCGCTTTGTTGGCAGTCCGATAGCGTTAGGCTCCCCACGCATTTCCCTAGCCTGTCCGCCAAAGCCATTACGTGCGAGGTTATCACCGAAGACGAAAAGATCGTTAGGATGAGCACGCGCAAAAGCGCGGCTGATGAATTCGAGTGTTTGGATAGGCATGGCTAAGGAGCCTTTGGCGAGGAGCCGCAAAAGATACAGACGGGCTCGGCTGAGTCAGCCCCTTTGCTATAAACACAGTAGCTGGCGACGAGATTCTTGCAAAGGTCGTTGGAAAAAACCAGCGTCTCAATCTGAACGTCTACGCTTACCGCCGCAGCGTCTTTGTAAGCAGCTTTAGCCTTCATTAATACAGTCTCTGCACGTATGACAGCTTCTCGCGTATCGATAATAGCCTGTGCCAAAGGCTTTAACGTATAAGCACGGCGGAGCTGTTCGTCGGTCGGGGTAAAGACAGCTTTCGCTTTCATTCTGAAATCCTTTCGATAAGGTCTAGCGGGGTGGTTTCGTCTTCTGCGCAGGGAGGCCGTGCGCCAGTTGCAACGTCCCACATATGCGTGTTGTTCAAGCTATCAACGCCCCAAGCGATGTCTACAAAGCCGTGGGCACCGGTGGTTTTGTCTGTACAGGGAACGCGACGTGAGATCGATATGACGGTGGCTGTGAGGCCGTTACGCATTTTGTACGTACCAAGATCGATTGGAGTCATTTGAATGGTGCCCAAAGCTTGTCAGAGAGGACTCGATATTCGATAAGCAGGCCAAGGCTTAGGGCGTGTGTTATCCCTAAAGCCATGCCGGGACTGATCCCAAAGTCGCTATAGACGACAACAGCTTCAGCGACACGCATCCAAGCCCAGCCGCATTCCATGCCAAGCTGGCGTTCTTCTGGGGAGTTGTCGTTTAGAATTCCGGGCAAAGTGTATAAAAGATGTGACACCTGGACAGCTTCACCGCGATGAACGCAGTCGTTCACACAGGCACGCGCGTAGGCAGTGTTGCGTTCGATGTCACCAGCATAAGGTGATTCAAGAACTACGAGACGCTTTTTTACGTAAGAAGGTCGGGGGCTCTGTGTCATAGCGCGATGTCCACTGAATCAACCGCTCTGGTTATTCCTGTGTACGTGAGTTGTGCGTATTTCTCCCGATCCCACTTAAACAAATCAGGATAAAGCAACACACGAGGCGTTTGCGAGCCTTGGAATTTATGCACGGTACATGCATATGAAAATGTGAACTCATTAGCATAAGACCGCCGCTTGTAAGGCCATGACTTGAGCTTATCGATGTCATGAAAGCACTCGCGATGGACTTTGACGCTAGGGTCGAGGAATCCTTCGGACTCTAACGAGAGCCTGATATAAAGATCAGGGTTTGAATCATCGTCAACTGTATCGGCCTTAACATCGAACGTCTGGCCGTTGAAGATACCGATAGCCTTGTTATTACGAAGGCACATCACTTGCTCACCTTCGAGCGGGTAACGGCTAGAGAAGCCGCGGAGCTGGCGGATTTCATTGTTGAAGTTGATTCGCGCCTTGTTCGATCCTGTGATGATTTGAGTCGCCCTAAGCGCAACTTCCTTCGTGATGTCTCGGGCGTGGATAACAGAGGACTCGCCATATTTCCCAAAAGGCAAAGGCTTGCCTTCACGCGCAAGCATGGCGAGGCGGATGATTGGGGATTCAAGAGCTTGGCGATGGATTTCGCGCAAGAAGAAGTCGGGATTGCGGTTGAAAAACCCTTGGCCTTCGATTGGGGGAAGCTGGCCAGGATCGCCAAGAACGAGGACAGGAAGGCCGAAAGAGAGAAGATCGTTAGCTTCACGCGCCGAGACCATAGAGACCTCATCACAGATGATAAGGCCGTTACGTTCAAAGGGAGAGACGGGGCGGAGGACGAAATCGGGCTGATAAAGCTCTTCTAAGCGCTTGCGGATTTTGTGTTCACGCTTTTCGTCGGCTTGGGTTCTGGATTCCTTTGCCGCAAGTTGGGCAAGTTCGGTTTCAAGCCCTTGCGCTTCTTCTTGACGCTCGGCTGTTGGGAGATAAATAGAGCCATGGATGGTTTTAGCGTTCATGCCCTTGGAACACATGACCTGTACGGCTTTGCCAGTAAATGCCATATGATATGTAGGGCCGTTATGGAGTGCCGCGATGTACTTTCCAACCGTGGTTTTGCCGGTCCCGGCGGGCCCGTGAAGAATAAAGAAAGGCTTGCTACGGTTTTGCAGCCATTCGCCAATTGCGTCTAGCGCGAGGGATTGTTCGGCTGAAAGCATAATGTCCATAAAATCGATCCTTAAAGATTTTCAGGCAGCGGTGGTATTGCAAACGGTCCGCAATAAGCAAAGAAAGTCTCGGGCTCTTCAGCATAGGGGCCTTGGTTGAATCGAAGACAAGGCTTGCCGTCGTCATCTTCATCTTCAAAGACATCGGCCCATGTTGGATAGTCAGGGTATTCAAAAACTGTGTAGCCGTCGCAGCTTTCTGAATTGCCGCTTACCATTACACGATAGGCGCCTGATTCAGTCGGCCAAGTTGCTTTGTCTTTGTAATCGTAACGGCGCCATTCCATTAGATGAACTCCTTAGCTTACTGAAGACCTGCGCTCTTTAGGCTCAAACCGCCAACGTATGAGGTTTCCATCCGTCTGCTGTACCAACGCACAATCACGTGGATCAAGCGCGGTGCTTTTGCAAAATGCCGCAGCGAAAGCTTCAAGATGGTTAGCTGGCTTCTGCGCCAAGCTCGCAACAGCTTACGGAAGTGGAGAGCCTTTTGGCTTGCTTAACTGCTTAGCTCGAATTCTTTTACGCTGCTCCCAACATCTATGTCGCTCATCCCAGGCAGCTTTATCAAGCTTGATCCCGTGTGCTGAACACAACGCAGCAAGAGTCATCATAACCCCGCCGACTTCTTGCGCAGGTTCACCCTCTGGGCGGTTATAAGTGTAATCGATAAGCTTAAGAACGTCGGATTTTGAACAGCCGAGCGCTTGAACAAGCTCTAAAGCTTCTTCAAGAAAACGGTAAACACGTTCGGTTTTGTCGGCAGAGATTTCTGGGCCGAGGATTTCTGCCATCCAGGCGTCTACAGCAGTTTGAAAGGCGTTCATCGGAACCTCACATGAAGCACAACGATCAGGCAAGCAATCACCAAAGCTATTAAATAACCACCCGCTACCCACAGTTCCCAATCACGCCTCATGGCAGTCGCCTGTCTGACTTTATCGGCGTGCCTGATCCTATAATCGCCCCTCTTGCCGAATGGTCCTTGTTATTGAAAAACTCCTCGCCGTCGCAGAAAATCCGTACAAGGAAGTTCTCAGGCTCTTGCGAGAAATCGTTAAAGCGCATTCGTGCGGCCATGTAGAGCTGGAGTGCTAGATGGCGGTCGGTGAAAGGAGTCTCGACGGGAGATTCATTAGGCGTTAAGCGGATTGTGACAAGATAGTCGTGCGGGAGATCGGGTTTGATAAAGGCCCCAGCCGAGACCATGCGAGGGTCTTCGGGGTGAGGGTCGGGCGGGAGGGATTTGGTCGCTATGACGGAGCTGATAAGCTGCTGGATGGTGTCGTTGGAAGACATGAGAGGCTTTCCTCAATCAGCTAAAGTTGCGCCATCAAACAAAACGGAAAAGTTTGGAGCAAAATCCTTTAACAGGCGTGCCCATTCCTCACCGTTTGCTCCACGATAATAAACAATCGTGGGGAATTTTGAAAAGTCTAGGCTTTTTGTATTTGCTACGCCTAAGATCGTGTAGACGCGCCCAGAATGATGACGGCAGACAACACCGGGCCTGCACTGCGAAATGTCCATAGCTTTTGCCTTGTGTAAAAATTCAACCTTCCGAAATCAAATGCTCTTTAAGCCTTGGTGGCTCACCCGCGCGATCCGGTGTGAAGCCAATTGCTTCAAGCTTCATGGCGTCAAAAGGACTCCAGTGTTCAATTTTGAATCCCATAGGAACCTCTTCAAGCTTAGCTGGATTCGCCACGCCGCGGCAGATGTCTGCAAAGTCGCAGCCTGCAAAATTTCCACAGCTTCCCGTGTTTTGCGGGAACGCTGCTAGATAATTAAGATCAAGCGCGCTTCGTTCGATCAGCACGGCTTTATTGCGTTCAATATCAGCAATCCACTGATGCGCCGTCCAAAGCCAAGCTTCGATCTGAGCGAATTTCTTATCGATTGGGATGATCGTAAAGCCGTCATGAACGGTTTTGTGAACCAAAGCGGCATCAACGTAGACGCCTCCGGCCTTGTCGCCGTATTCCATAAGCTGCTTGTAGAGATAGCCGTCAATTTGGCTAGAAAGGCTGAATGAGTCGAGATATTCGGAACGGAATGGAACAGTGGGACTCTTGCGGTAAGAAGTTGTCGTCTTATGTTCGCCAAAAAGGACCTTATTCCGCAGTTCAAAAACCTTATCAAGCCGTCCGACATACCATAACGATTCATTGTCAGGATCAAGTGGCACAGCAAATGGCTGTTCGACATCGATCAGCTTGAACGTCGGGTCTTTGAAGATATATTGCCGAGCCTCGATGTAGTTATAAAGCATTTCCTCCGCGATCTGAGGAATTCTCGGCGTGTATTCATCGATCTCATCAGGCGAAAGCTCGTCAGGATGCGGCATCCCGTTTTCTTGCCATGTTGCTATAAAGGCAGCATAGGCTTCAGCGATCACACGCTCGAATTGCTGTTTGGGAGCGGCGTAGTTGCGCCAGATGACATCCATCGCGGCGTGCCAGCTTGAGCCGAAGATCAGGGGAAGGCGTTTGCGTGTGGGAGTCCAGTTGTAGCAATGACGCAATAAAAAGTATCTTGGACACTTCTTATAGTCGCTTAAACGGGAATTATCGTAAAGGCGAAGGGGAATCAAAGCGGTTGCTTCGTCAGGCATAACAAGGACTCCTCAAACTTTTTCTGCTGCATAAGCATGATATTGCGGCACAGTCTCACCAATGACGTGATACCTTTTCACTTCTTCAGGATGTGCCGCATTACGGATTAACACGTGAAGATCACCGCACTCTCCAGCTTTGATGATCGTGTAATCACCTTGACAGTCATCTTGTTCGGCCCAACGTTCAAGCGCATCTTCATAATCAACACCGTATTGCGTGTCCCAGGTGTCCTCGCCTTCGCAACAGACTTCAAACTCGACGCAACGGTGTGGAAGATAACCATAGCCGCCACAGTTTTTACACCTACCCCAGTCCATCAGATGTTCCTCAGGTTGGGGCGTAGTCGCTGCCGAGATCGTTTCCACGAGGCCACCATATCCTCATATGGAATAAACCAAGCCTAAGGCTGTACCCATTTGCGAACTTGCTACGCCCCCAGCGTTTTCCGGAGCCACAGTAGTGAAACAGAACGCGGATCATTGTTTGATGACCTTTCGGACCTATTGCGATTTTCATAACAGCTTGTTCCTCTTAAACCTTCCCGTTAGCAGTCTTCCCAATCTTGCTTCTCAAATCTTCAAGCTCCATGAAGCAATCGGCTTGCTTCCTTAAATCCAACGCCACGAGCGCGTTTTGCGCCGTTGTACTCGCTACAACCGTCACGCGCTTTCCTAGCTTTTGAACCGCCTCGACCGCATAGATAAGGTCGTTCTCGCCAGAAAATAGCACGAGGTGATCCGCGTAAGCTGCTGCCTGAAGCATGTCACAAGCGATCTCAACGCTGACGTTGGCTTTGGTACGAAAGGCACCTGTGTTGTCGGTGAAATCCCTACGCAGCTTCGTCTTGACGATAAAGCCATTGAAGGCAAGCCAGTCGAGCAGAGGGCGGAGAGGGTTTTCTTCATCGTCCTGGGTATCGAGAACAGCGTGATAGCTTTGGGCGTGGATAAGCTGGCCGATACGGGCGAATGTGGTGAGGAGAGCGCGGTAATCGATATCGAGGCGAAGGGATTTCGCAGCGCTGTAGAGATAAAACCCGTCGATAAAGAGAACAAGGCGCTCGGTCGGATAGGAGAGGACACAGGTGGTGGTTTGAGACATGGGTAGGAAGCGCCTTTGAAAAGGAATGGGTGAAAAAATGATTGGGGGCGGAGACCGCCCCAAGTTATGAAACATGCGCCTCATAGCTAGGTGGGGGCGGAGCTATGAAACAGGAGCCTCAAACTTCGACGTATTAATTCACGCCGCAATTTCGTGAAATGCTATTCAGTGTCGTACTGGCTTTCACCAATAGGCTTGTGCTGTTCAGCTTCATCGGCAGACTCAGCCTCATTCGTGATACCAAGCTGCGCCAAGAAAGCCGCCTTCTCTTCTTCAGACAGCTTCCCAACCAGCTTTGCCACCTTGTTCACTGTGGCCTTGCTACGACGTTGAATCGTGGGCTTCCAGGCGTTGACACGTTCCTGAATCTCAGCCGGTGTGAGGGGCTTGGGAGCTTCGTGGACAGGCGGGGGAAGCTCGCCCTTCTTCAGCTTACGAACTTTACGCGGCTTGGGAGCGGCCGGGACGAGGAGGTTGAAAACAAAATCGCGAAGCTGCTGCTTGGCGGCAGTGAGAAAAAGACCATGAACGACCTTTTCGATAGCCAGCGCGCCGTCGAATTTGGCAGAGGATTCAGCCAAGGAATCTCCAAAATCGAAGGAGACAGAGACGGGGTTTTTGTCGGCTTTGGACCGGCGGACGTGGACGAGGGTTTTGGGCATTGAGTGGGACTCCAGAAGAGGGGGTTAGGGTTAGAGGCGTTGTACAGGGAAGAAGGATCAGGCCGTAGCGACTACAGTCGTTAAGCCAAGCCGCTTGTTAAGGTCTTTGACGACAATAGCAGGGAGGTTTTTCGAGACAACTGGCGCGAGGCCCTTAAGGAAGGGAGCAACTTCAGGCCATTTGTCTAACAGCGTGCTTGTGGCAGAGAAAGAGCCGAGCGTACCGCGGACTTCGTTGTAAAGGGCTGACCTTTCCTTCTTAAGCTCTTCCCATTGGCTGTGTAGCTTAAAATACGTTGTCGAAAGAGCGTGGTTGTCGGGAAGTTTAAGACGACACTGGCCTTTGTCACAGCGTGGGAAGCGGAATTCTGTATGGCCGTTGTCGCGTGACATGTAGGCACCAGGGGAAGCAGGCGAAAAGCTTAAGAACGCATAGCCATCACTGGCTTCGCCAAAAGCGACGTTGAGACCTGTATTGGTATGAAGCCAGCCTTCTGGAAGGGATTCCATAAGTGCGATCTGCTTGGCGTTGTACTGCTTTTTGTAGCAGGCAATTGCGAGTGTAGCGAAACGGTATTTTAGAGCGTCTTCACGCTCTTTAAAACGATGAGCAAGGATTCGTTCTGTGAGAGTCACACGCATTTCACGAGTTAGGCGAAAGGATTCGGACATTTGAAATGGTCTCCTCAAACGGTTAGCTTTTAACGCACGTGCAATTCCTGTTGCATATGCTTCTTATACTTAGCCTTCAAGCGCAATCTCGCGCTTGCTATCTTTGCTTTACGCGCGTCCGGGAGGGCTCCATCTGAGCCATCCGGCCATGCTACGGTTTTCCACCTAAACCCTGCTCCAATGCTGCAAAGCTCGCTAACCGAAATGCTAAATTCCTTCGCAAGCGCCTCACGGGTTTCCCCGTTCCAGATTCGGCGTTTGATGATTTGAACATCAGCGGTTGTGAGCTTGAGCTTTGGCATGGGATTTTGACTCATCTTAGAAGTGGGAATGGAAAGCTGTCAAGTGGGTGATAAGGCTTAATCGCAGCTTTTTATATGAATTCCTGCGGTGCCTTGTCTACCAAATTCGTCAAAAGGCATTCCGTATTCTTTGCCGTTTTTGTCTAAGATCAAGGCATATAAAGGCCATGCGTCTTTAACGTCGTCGCAAATGAGCCGCCCCTGACGGCCGTCGCTAAGGGTAATGGGGCCGAGATAAGGTCTCATAACGCATGTCCCAAAACACGCCGTTCGCCAAGCATAACAAGCTCGTGCAAGATGCGATCCTGGAAAGCACGAGTCATGTCACTTAGGCCGGTTGTTAGGTGCAAGTGCTCCTCTAAGAGCGTGATGGCAAGCTGCCTGGTTCCAGTGATAAAGGCATGGCGAGTTAGTGTGATCTCGCCACAAGAAGCTGTGCCATAAATGCCCGTCCCGAGCGATTCGACAAATTTAATCGGGTGATCTTGCACGTTGTAGCCAAGATCGACAAGAAAGCACACGGCTGTGGCAAATTGAGTCTGCTCCATGGCGCCGAGTTCAAAAGATTGAATGGGAGGAAGCGGCCGATACGCATTAGCGTGAACAACAGCGCTCTCGTTCATGTCGTCAGCGTGTGTACGCTGCAGGCGCTCGACAACAGCTAGGAAGACGGGGGAGGGCGTGGTGCCAAGGAAGCAATGATCGATGGTGCGTTCAAGCGAGCCTTTGGGACTGTGAACGGTTTCTTCGATCAGCTTTTCGTCATCCGCCGTATGTAGAGCCTTAGCGATAAACTGCTCGACTTCCCAGTTGTATTTCGCCGTGCGGTCTTCTGTGAGACTGAGAAAATCGGTGATGTTATAAGTGTGGAGGGGGGCTTTGTTTTCGGCAAAGCGTCCAACAGCGATACCACGATAGAAAATCGTGCGGCTTGCACCGGGATGGATTTCTAAGCCTTTGAGCTTTTTGATAGGCTGCGTGGCGAGGATGAATTCAGCGCTTTCAGAAAAGAGGTCTTCGAAAAGCGAGCCGATTACGATGACGGCAGTTTCATCGGCTTGCGGCTCAAAGCTATCGGCTTTAAAGACGCTCCCGTTCTCGTCCATGCAGTTGCAGTACAGCTCCCGATAAGCTTGCCAGAGTTCCCATTTCTTGCCGAGTTCGGTCGTAAAGCCGAGAGGCGCATCGTTCAGATATATACGTTGGAAAGTCTTGCCTCGTGATTCAAGTGTTTTAGTTGTTAGCGTAAAGCGCTCAGTACCGCGATAGATAATAACCTCGTGGCATGTGCGAAGAAGCACACCAACGCTGTAGTTTAAGCCTGTTCCAAAAAAGCCAAAGGCGTTGTCTGTTAGCTTGGCGTTGACACCCATTGTGAAAGCGGCGTCTAAGTCGATAAGACCGGGGTTTTTGAAGACGATCATTTTGAAAATCCTTAGAAGCTAGAAGCTAGAAGCTGTAAAACGCTCGCTGATCTTAGGCGTGTCAGTCTCACCAAGAATATAAGACACATCAACAACGCTGCCGTTTTCAAGCTCAGCCCAGTGTTCGAGAATGTAATGGTGTGCGTTAGGCCATGTGCGGCCTTGCCAGTAATAGGGATCGTTGGTGGCTGGCGTGCCATCAGCTGAGAGGCGGGTGATTAGGATGTTGGGTTCGCCGTTGCAGGGATAGCCTTCGCGGCGGAGGTAGTAGCGTTGCGTACTGTCGTCATCTAGATCAGGGTTCATATCGACACAGAGGGCCGCAATGTAGGTGGCTTCATCACGGATTTCTATAATTTTGACTTGCATGGTTTTGTTCTCCTTAAACTTTTACACTTTGCTTAACACGCCAGAAAAACCCAGCCCCTACATCGAGCCCAAGCACACGCACGGCGCCGCGAATCCAAAAGACATTTGAATAGAACTTTTTATCAGGCCCTTCCCCGACACTAAGCGTATCGACTGAATAGCTTGTACCTTCTGGTAGCTGAAAACGCGTAGTGATTTGCTGCTTTGGCTTCGTTATCCCGAAGTATGGGGAAAAGGCCCATTCCTTTAAGCTCATGTCCTTTGACGGCACTAGCTGGAAATTGAGACTAAGCTGTAACTGGCAGCGTTCGTACCAGCGGAGAGTACGGGTTTGCATTAAATCAATCTCCCGAATCAACTTCAGTCGAAAACCCGCAGAGCTTGCAAGTCGAACGTGTCAGGCAGCGGCCTGTCTGAACCGTCTCAACTTCATGCAAACATTGCTGGAATTTGAAGAAGAACGGTTCAAAGTGCTGGTCTTTATATACGTTGCTCCACCCCGTGATAAACACGGCCATGATTCCCGAAAGATCAGGCGCGACGAAGAGCTTGACGTTAGAGAGAAGAGAGGTGCCTGGATGATAGCTAGTAACCGGAACAATCTCACGACGCTCAATCCAAAGCTTTCCATCAACATAAGGCTGTCGCTGCAAAACCGTAAAGCCGTGATCTCGCATGAGCAACGTGTTAAAATCGTTCGCTGTGGCTTTCTCGATATTGAGCGGGCAGCTATTCCAACCACCGAATAACTTCTCAAGCTCTTCTTTCGAAAATCTCGTGAAGCTCTGACCGATAAGCATTTGAGTCATTGGAAACCTCGTTTTGAAATTCGTTAATAGCCATATAGGCTATTGCTTTGGGAATAGCAAGCACTCTTGAGCAGATTTGCTAATTTTTTCGAACTTCGGCCAAAGATTAACGATCTCACGGCCTTGCTCTTGTGCATAACGGATGCAGTTTGCCGTACCGCCAGTTTCCCCACCATCCCAGAGAGCAACAAGACGGTCACAGTGATCAACTATCCATTCGTTGCGTCGTTGCATTTTCCAAGCCGCATAGTCAGGAGAACAGACATAAACAATATTAGAAGCCTTAGATAAAAGAGCTTGATAAGCTGCTTGGGATTTTAACGGCCAGCGTGATTCTTGCCCAAAGAAAGGAACGGCAGCCGTAAAGGGAATGCCACAGTCGAAAGACGCTTGCGCCCAAGCTTGGTCCCAACCAAGAGCCATGCCTGAGATTGTGCTATCAATTGTGCCTATGACTGTTCGTTTGTGGTGTGTTAGATAAGCGGTGGCAAGTGTGACTAAGGCGTTGAAGGCTGAATCGCTAAAGCCATTAAGCTTATCAGGACGATGTCCTGTCGCTGCTAAGATCATGGGCACTCCTCAAGTTGTTGGTGTTTGTGGAACGATTGGCTTGACCAGTTCCATCAGAAACACGTCTGTGCGCCTCTCGTATCCATAGTTTCCCGATGACGTCAGGTCCATGCGGCTCATCATCTCCCAGCGCTCCTTGCGCAGGACAGACCGTTCATCGCTGAGTGACTGGCACTCCTGTTTGATCCTATTGGTCATCTCCGCAAGCTCGCGCAGCCGATCCTCTATGTCCGCCTCACGGACGAGGGCTTGCCTAACCTTGCTAATCGTCGTTGGCTCAGGTTGTCCACTCACGGCCAGTGCTCCTCATCTGTGTTCCGGTCTGCGAGATTCGCACCGGCCTTTGCGGACTACTATCCACCAACAATGTGCGTTGCGGACATGGTGCGCCTTCTGCCACTTGGACGACTTCATATTCCCGGCGCTCGGATCACGCTTCACAATCAAATCACAGGCTGTTAATCCCGGCTGCACCCGCACGGCACCAATAAAGTCTGTCAGCGTCCACTGGTAGGCGTGATTGTGAACGAAGTCTTTGAGCTTCGCGAAGACCAGCCCGTCAGTGGTGAGCACACGGTGAGCCTCAGCCAAGAACGGCGCGAAGTATTCTGAGATATTGTCCGCGTGCGGGGAATACCCAAGCCCAAACCGCCCGACGAACGCCTGATCCGACTCCGGGCTAGATGCCGCAGCCGGAAGGTGTGGCGGATCAAAAACAATCACATCATAAGATTCGTTTTCTACCGGAAGCGCGCGAAAGTCAGCGATGATGTCCGGATTCATCTGCGGGTCGATGTCGGCATATGTCACGGACGGCCACCCGACCCCGCGCCACATGCGACGCTCATTGGCGGTTACGTCCAGAACTCTAGCCGTTGGCCACGCGTAGAAGTCTAGCATCGTGCGCAAAACTTCTGGATCGCGCGCAAGCATGACGCTATCCGGCCTACTCTCAACGATGTTTGTGAGAAGGTTCAAAGCGGCTCCTCAGTTTTCTGTCTTCGCAGTGGGAATAATCTGCGCCCAACACTCGGGCAGGTGATCTTTGTTTACTGCTGCGATTTGTTCACAGACTTCTCGCGACGGCATTTCAATACGAACCATCTGCGCGGCGCCAGCACACTGCTCTGTTTGATATGGAACGCAAACGGTTACGTATAAAATAAGAAACCACTGCATTGGTTCTCTCCTCAATCCGATAGTCCGTTACGGGCAATCTTCCCGACAGTGCTGATGACGTGACGCATGTTGCTAGCGCTTAGGATGTCTAGCGACATGCCACCCGCTTTAAGTAATGCCTCAGCCTTCGCAAAATCTGGCTCAGGGAAAACTGCAAGCGGATATGCGCGCGACCACGTTTCGATTGATCGTAGCGCATCTTCCATCTTATCAGCGTTTAGCATGGCCACTCCTCATAAATTGGTAAAATAGATGCGCCCCGCCGGGTGCGGTGCACCGCATGATCCGGCGCCGCCTGTTGGTTCAGGTCGGGATGTTGCACTGTTGCCAGTGGACGGACGCAATTCAAACTCCTCTTCTATTGGTGACGAAAGCACTCACGTAGCGCAACGATACAAAGTAAAATAATACCGAAGACGATAAGCGGCCATGCGACAAAGGCAAACATCGCGGTGAACCCAACCCCCTCTTCTTCGATCACGTAGGTTCCGTTATGCCGGTCGCCCTGCATAAACATCGCGAGAATAGCAGCGATGATCCCAATGCCGCCGTACCACATAACCATCGTGTCGCTCATGGCCGCTCCTCAAATCCGACGCAGGCCGCGAGCGCGGCGCGTCATGTTGGCGAAAATGCGATCCCATGCGCGGGTCTCGCGCTCTTTCTCAGTCATGGTGCCAAGCGCGACCAATAGGTCATCGAACTCAGCTGCTGACACTCTCGGAACATAGTAGACCATCGCTTCGCTCCTCATTGTTTCGGCAGCGGGTTTTCACGCCGCCACTGCTTGCGTTCAGCGACGGTCTTAAGCCGCCACTGCGGGAAGTTGTTGTGAATGGTTCCGGCAGACACCCCGAAGCGCCGCGCGATTGCGTTGACCGATAGCGGGTGCCCGCGCGGCGACAGCAAGAGCTTTTCGGCCTGCTCGAATTGCTTGGGCGTCAGCTTCGACTTTGCACCGACCTGTGAGCCGTTCAGTTTGGCCTGGGCCATACCGGCCGCCGTGCGCTCTTTCGTGGTGTCACTCTCGAACTGTGCGAACACGGCCAGCATTCCGAAAAACGCCTTTCCCATCGCCGATCTCGTGTCGAGGTTCTGCGTCATGCTAACGAGGTTCCAGCCCTCGGCCTCAAACTCCTGCATGAGCCGGTAGAGTTCCAACGTGTCGCGACCAAGCCGGTCAAGTTTCCATACGACCAGAGACCAGCCAGGACGGCCAGCCATGAGCCGTAGGGCGCGCTCCAAGCCGGGGCGCTTCGCCTTGCGGCCAGACTTCACGTCGCCGAAGATATTGGCGTCAGGGATGCCGCGCGCCTTCATGGCGGCAATCTGCATGTCCGGGAATTGATCCCGACCGGTCGAGATGCGCCAATAGCCGACTTCCTCGGCTGGCGTCGGCGGGGCAAGTTCTAGGGGTTGGGCCGTTCTTTGCATCAGCGACTTGTAGAATTTTGCAAGGATTACGTCAAGGCCATTTCTGACAGTTATTGACTGAATTATTGAACGGCACTTGACGATTTCAAAATCGGCGCGTACATAGGCTGCGTCGAATACATGAAGAGCGGTCTGATACTGCTCGCGAGGCAGCCAGCACCCGGTGGGAACCTTAGAAGGTAGGGACTTAGTCCGCCGCCCGCTTTCTTCAGGAGAAGTCTTCTATGACCGTGACGGAAAAATTCAAGGAAGCCAGTGCGCTCGCCGCAATCCGATCATTGCGGGGACTAGAGCAGACGGCAATCATGCTTGAGACCTATGCGCCGGAGATATTCCCCGAAGTGAAGATCACCAACGGCATCGAGCAGAAGCATTTCGGGCGCGTCATGATGGAAAGCGCGGCACAGTCAATCCGCGATGCGTGGGCCGCGGCCATTCATGAGGTCGAAGCGTTTCCCCTGGATACGGATGGCATCATCGAGCAGCGCGGTAAGTTGCGGCGCGCGCTCCAGAAGATCGCTGATCTCGCTGATAGCGAGGCCGGGGAGCCGCTGGACGAAGCTATCGAAATCGCAAACGACGCACTCAAACAGTAGAGGCCGGCTCGTGCTTGATTTACTTCTGGACCGCAAAGCTACACTCTCCGAGGATGGCAAGTACCGCTATCGGCTGTCCCGGCATTGGGATGACGCGCTGCCGGAAGCAACGTTCATCATGCTCAACCCCAGCACGGCAGACGCCAACATTGACGATCCGACGATTCGAAAGTGCATGGGCTTCGCGCGCCTCTGGAACATGGGCGGCATCTACGTCGGCAACCTGTTCGCCGTACGTGCCACCGATCCGAAGGACATGATGCGCGCCCATGACCCGGTCGGGCCGGACAACCACGATCATCTAGCGTGGATGTGCGAGCGCGCGGCGAAGAACGGCGGCTTGGTAATCTGCGCATGGGGCGCTAACGGCTCGTACATGGGTCAGGAGTGCACCGTTTTGGGATGGTTGGATAGTTGGTCCATCGTTCCGAAGGCGCTAAGACTGACGGTCAAGAGTGGGAAGCCGGAACACCCGCTTTATGTGCCGTATGACGTTCAACCCGTTCCGTGCAGATAGGGCCGTCCATGCCGCTATACGATGATCTTCGCGCCATTCTGCCGTTCGCAAACCCATCACAGCAGGCGACGATTGCTGAGGCGGCAGAGCAGATCAAAAAGATTGAGATGCTGCGGGCTGCGCTGAAGACCTGCCGTGCATTCATTCGCGGGCAGATGATTGAACACGCCATCATAGACGGTGCCGACATGGATACCGACCTCGGCAAGTTCATCGACAACGCTTTGAAGAATTGAAGCCGCAATGGAAGACCGCCCAATAAGCCAGCCGGAAAAGCTATATGCCCGCATGGTTCAGGTAATTGAATCCTATGGCGGCAAAGCTCCAGCAGTGAATGAGGCTGGCAGCTTGCAGCTTGTAGCGCAATTTTGCTGGGCGCTTGGTGTGAAGCCAAGAATTGAACTGATGGCGACAGCGCCAGAAACTGAGAAATGAGGCCGCTTCTTTAAAATGGAATCTCTTCAGTGTCCTGTACCAGCATAAACCCACGATTTGCATTATTAAAGCGTTTCATGTCCGAACGGCTTTGAAAATCCTTACGCTTCACACGCCAAACACCATCGATCAGCTCGACTGTTTGAAGCGCGACTTGGTTTATGGATGGAAAAACGCCAGCTACTTGGACAAAACGTGAGAGCTTTGGATCGCTTTCTTTCCAGATTTGGCCAATAGCGATGTAAGGGATTGGGCGTGAGACTGGCTTGTTGAAGGCTGGCTTTTTATTAGCGTGTTTAGTTGTTTGCTTTGTGTGCATGAGGAGTTTTCGATGCCTGCTTTAAAATGCCCCACTGACTTAACAATTCCAGAACTTAGTGACGTGCGCAATGCTTATCTGCAACGGGCAACATGTACGGCAGATAGGCTAGAATCACTTTGTCTACAAATCCTCGCTAATCAATATGACGCCGAACTGAAACGCCGAAATTCCCATCTCTGGAATCACGGCGCATGCAAGTCAAAATCTCTCAAGACAGGACCAAAAGCGCCTGTTTAGGACTCTCCACCTGTCAAGAAATTAAAAGCCTCCCCGCGTCAAAATCCCGCTTGCCCTTCACGCTAAACCCTTCACAGTCAACCATTCAACAGCACTTTTCCCTTAAGCCCCCGCTCCATGGCCTCAGCCGGGAAGGGCTTCTAACAGAGCCGGGTTGTGGAACATGTCAGCAAATAACGATGCTTCTGCTAACGCAGGAGACGGCGTTAATGTACAAGGGGCGGATGATGATTTTAATGATTCCTCGATTGTTTCGGCTGGTTCGGCTAGCGTTATTGCGCTCCCGGTAGCTAGTAAGCAGGCTGATCAGACGCCTCCAGCCGCCACAGCGGCAGATACAGACAGCGCTCCAGCCTCTCAGGCTCCCAGCACTACCCCAGACAGCTCCCCGCCTCCAGCGTCCGCGCCAGCCCCTCTCACGCCCATCGCCCCGCTCTGGAAATCCCAGCTCCTTCGTTCTGGCAAGGGAACCAAGGGACCGATTCGCAAGCTCCTAGCCAACGCACTCCTCCCTCTCCGCCGCGCTTCTGAATGGCGGGGCATTCTTCAATATGACGCCTGTGCGCTGGCTGTGCTTCTGTTAAAGGCCCCACCATGGGTGGGAGAGCAGGAAGCCGCAGCTTGGAAAGCCCGTCCTTGGACCGATCAGGACGACCGGCTTTGGACCGAATGGCTTCAAAAGAACAACATCGATGTTGGAATTTCTGTCGCTGCCGAAGCGATTCAAGCTGCCGCACGCGAACACCCTATTCATCCTATTCGCAATTATCTAACAGCGCTCAAATGGGACAGGCAACCGCGCATACACGAATGGCTTCACACGATTATGGGGGCGGATAACACGCCTTATCATTCGGCTATCGGGGCGAAATATCTAATATCGGGTGTTGCTAGAATCATGACGCCTGGATGCAAAGCTGATTCGCTTTTGCAATTGGAAGGAAGGCAAGGGATTGGTAAAGGCACGGCTTTAGAAATCTTAGCTGTCAAATCACAATGGTTTAGCGATGAAATTAGGGATGTTGGCGGCCGGGAAGCTGCCATGGGCCTTGCTGGCCGGTGGATTGTCGAGTTTTCCGAACTTGCAGCGTTAAGCGGGAAAAGCTGGGAGTCTCAAAAGGCATTCATCAGTCGAACAGTTGATCGCTATCGGCCGCCATGGGGGCGGGGAGTTGGGGATTTCCCCCGACAATGTATCTTTGCTTCAACAACGAATCGCTTTGAGACTTTGGGAGACACCACAGGAAATCGACGCTTTTGGCCGGTACGATGTCATTTTGTTGATCGTGAGATACTTCGCGCTAACCGCGATCAGCTCTGGGCTGAGGCAAAGGCGAGATTTGATTCAGGGGAAAAGTGGTGGCTTGATTCCCCCGATCTCGTGGCCCTAGCGGAAGAAGCGCAGGAAGAGCGCTTTGAAGAAGACGTTAACGAAGACGCCATTGCGCGGTTTTTAGAAAAGCGCGAGCATGTCAGCATCGCTGAGATCATGGACTTGGTGCTTGAGATCGACCCGGCACAGAGCAGCCGTGGGGATCAAAAGCGCATTGCCGATGTACTCAGGCATCTGGGGTGGGAGCGCGTGCAGTTGCGTGCCGAAGATGGGACCAAAAAGCGCGTATTTCGGCGCTGCAAATAGGCTCCATTATTGCTATGCCTCCCTTGGTAATAAAATTTCAATGGGAGGCATTTTGCCCCCATTGATTTCATTGGATTTTCTCGTTTTGGAAAATTGAACACTTTCAATGGCTTACAAGGCAATTTTCAGGGATTTATACGGTTGTACGCGTGTGGCCTTAAAACTTAACTGCTTGATTTATTTACATAAAAGTCGCCTCCCTTGCACAGCAAATGGCTAAGGGAGGCATAAGGGAGCCGGGCAATCGCTTCAAAAATCCCAATAAAAGCAATGGTGTATTTCGTGGTCTCCCTGTCTCTCTTATATTATATTTATCAGACTCTAGATTATAGAATCTATATATATAGCGTACAACCATAGGCTCGAAATCAGCATGAAGGGAGGCAAAATTACATGTTTGTAATGTTGCGGTGCAGCATAGAGGAATCGAGGCCATGAAAGAAGGCTCCAGACAGCTCCAACGCCGGGCACGTTTGCAGGGCTTTGTTTATTTCATCCAAGTGCAAGGGGAGGCCGGAGATTACACCGGCTGTGTGAAGATAGGCTTCACAGGTTCGAGAACGCGGCTGCGGCTGGACATGCTGCAAGTAGGATCGGTTTTGGAGCTTAAGGAACTCTTGAGTGTTCCAGCTCCGGTAGAGTTTGAAGGGCTTGTGCATGGAGAATTTAGAAGCAGCGCTGTTAAATCGATTTTACGTCCTGGGAAGCTTCGTAAAGAATGGTTTCACCCTTCTATCCGTTTGAAAGCTTTCATTAGCTTTTTAACAAACAAGAAACGTCTTGACGAAACGGTGTTTGCCGAATGGAAAAGACTCTTCCCTGCGGATGCTCCTGTTCCTGAGATTAAAACTGTAGAAGTCAAAAGACTTGATGGAAGATTTCCTAATGGAATACGTTTTCCTAGAAATAATACAGACGACATTGCTAGAGTTATCGATTTCTTAGCTACAGTTAAAGCGGTTACCTACAAAATAATAATGAAAAATGTTTTCAATGGTGAGGAAACAGAGATCAATCGCGGGTCTGCAAAGCTGGCACTTTGGAAAGCAAAATTCAAAGCTTCCTTTAAACAGCCTAAAGCTGGTATGGAATCGCTTTGTGCTTATGGAGACGATCCGTGGGAAAAGATATTAACTGAGACGGATTTCACCTTATGGCCGACAACTCAATCAGACATCTTGGAAAAGCTTCTCAAGGCAAAGAGCAATCTTGCCCACCTCAAACGGATGAATGCTGTTATTGAGCTGGTTTTTGAAAAGAACAAGTTTCGGGAATGGGTTTACGAGCGTGTGAGCCCTAATCGCGTAAAGCTTCAGCCAGACGAGTCTTGATCCCTTCGACTCCCTGGCTCATCCGGCCAGCTCTCACATCCCCAGGTTTCCAAGACAAAGGCGGCTCAGGCACGCGCTTGTCAGCTGAGACCAAACGGTTCGCCTCGTCCACAGCGGCGAGGCTGGAGGCGGGGAGCTTGGAAAGGGGGACGGCTGGCATGGGAGACTCCAATCGGCCGTGTAGGGGCGCCTGAGGAGGCGGTTGCGGCTGAGAGGAGTCTAACAGCTTGGGGGATGAGGGCCTATGCCAAGAGTTCAACAGCTTTGACTGTGTGGTTTAGGTAACACAGTGCTAAAGCTGTTAAATACAACTAAGGACAAGGGTTGTTGTGTGGATTCCCGCAGCTTGGGCAGACTTCAAAAGCTGGAGGGTGTTCGCTGTGCGTCAAAACCCAGCCGCCGTCTTCACACTCAGGGCAGGGCGGGTAACAGCCCTTGCCGTTGCAGTCGGGGCATTGGCCGATGTCGGTTTCGAGATAAGGATCGTCAGGCTGAGGATCGTGGCGCATGAGGCGGCCGTCGATACAACGGGTGGAGGAACGGCTGATAGCATACATACGTAAAACCCTTTCCTTCTTAAGAATAGCTTGGAAAATTACCGTCAAGCTCACCGCGATCTACCGCAGCTAATGCAGCACGGTATTTTTCAACCTTCTCCACTGCCCAGCGCGCTTCACTTTCAGCGCGTTCGATCTTGTAAGCGAAATGATCTCTCATAGTCTGTGCGTCACGCGTTGCGCCTGTTTTTAAATAAACTGGAGCATTTGAGTTGTTGGAATGATTCATGTTCACGATGTCTTCAGAACGATACCAGTCCTTTTCCCATGCCTGGATACGCTTCATCTCATTAGCGTTTCCTTTAAACTCCAACTCAACCTCAGTAAGGTCGAGCGGGTGTTCTGCCTCACTGCCCCAATAGGTGTCACAAAGAGAACCCCTACTGAAAATAGCGATCCGTGACTTGCACCAATAAGCCGTAGAGACGCCTGAACTGTAATGGCGTGTTTCGTCTTTCCAGCGCCAGTGAAAAATATCGCCTTCTTCAAAGTTTTCGATAGTCACGATAGGCTTCCTTATCTCAAATGATCAAGCCATGCCGTCATATAACCGCCGACAGCAATGACAACAAGCAAGATCACCATGACTGTCAGGCAGATATCAGCAAGGCGAATACGATGGTCGTGAGAGAAACGGGCCACGCTCTAACACTCTCCCCCAGCCTTCACCGTCTCAACAACCGCAATCGGCTGATAAGTCTCCTGCTGCACCAGCGCGAACACCGCGAACGTCTGGCCTTGGTGCCGCTTGGCAAGCAGGCTTCTATGAGTCGAGGCGGCTTCTGGCGTCGGGAAGGATTCAATCACGGGTGCCATTGGCTCAAAATGCCCATTTACACGCTTGAGTACGATATGAACCGTTTCAATGTCCTTTGTGATGACTGAGGCAGGCTCTTCGGCTTGGGGTGCGAAGTTAAGCGTACTAATAGCCTTTACAAGCTTAAGCGCCTTTGCCTCCTCATACCTTTCGTTTTCTGCTACATTTAAAAGCAGAAGGTCGTGAAGGTCGTCCAGCTTATCGCTCATGCCTCAGCCCTCCCATCCCGCCGCTCCATAAAAATCCCCCGGCAGTTCTTATAAAGGACAAACGACAGCCGTGTCATTACTGCGAGCATCAGTTTTTCATTCTGCTCCTTAGCCGCCCTCCGGCAACTAGCGATCAGCTTTGCAGCTTCCACGCTATAACGCTTTTCATAGCGAAAGCGTTCCCATTTCTCGCTCATGGCCCGTTCCCAGCGCGCCCGGCTTTCTTCCTCCTGCCTAAGCAGCTCATCCGCTCGGTCGTGAGCAGTTAGCTTTTCAGGATTGGGCGGAAGGAAGTCATCCGGTTCGCTATTGCGGCCATTGTCTTCAAAGTCCCTATTACGCATCCTCGTTAGCTTTCGATTAGAGGGATGAAAAAGGCGAAGGCTTCTTTCCTAAGCGAATCGCCTTGGCGGATTAAAAAGGAAGAAAGCGACAGACAAAGAGAGCGACAAGAAGCCAGAAGGTGATCGAAAAGCCAAAAGCTAACCGCCAGCCCCAAACGTCTGAATCAGTCTTTGGGGTTTCAAGCTCTTTGGCCTTAACGGCTTTTTGTTCTCGCTGGTCATCTAAAAAGACGACATTCGAGGCTACGCCTTGTTCAAGATACTTGAGAGCAGATTTCATGCCGCCTGTCGTGTGTTCTGTTTGTTCCATGGCGTTCTACCTTACATTTAAGACAAAGAGATAGCTTCTATCGCTTTGGCTGTCAAGCCTCTTCCTTCGCTTTAACAGCTTCCAAGATTGAAGCGCATAGTTTCCCGGCTAGTCCTTTATCCACTTGTATGAATCTCTCGCGAAGAACCTTAAACCCAGGTGCCGCCCCGATCTCGCCATTAGGCAAAAGCATCTGCCTATTTAAATCAAACAGCGCGATAACTGAAAGCTTTCGACCTGCCTCAGCCCATTCGACTAGAAAACGCTGTGTCAGGGCAGGGTGCGTCAGACAAGCGCCTCGTGATTCCCAGTGCAAAGGCATCTCGGCGAAGAGCTTAAAAACGCGAGGGCGTTTGGGCATGGGCTTTGGGCTAAGAAGAATGATCCGCAAAATTGGCGTGATAAACCGCCATTTCGTAGCTTGCGGTGGTACAGAGGTTTTTCTTTGCGGCCATTATGCCAAAATTTTGTGCGCACAAGGATGAACAGAAAAACGTATCTTTTTCGATTTTTCTACCACAGAAACGGCAGAAAAACGGACCTGTGTTTCCAGTTGTCATTTTATAAAACGCGCGGCAGTTCTCCTACCGCTCGCCTCCTGTTCATTTGAAAAGCTTACCAAGCGAAAGCTATTCGCCAAAAACCTGCTTGAACTCACGCTCGGCCTTTGCCCGCACCGCGGCCGCATCGGCGATAAACTGTGCGTGCAGCTTGGCCAAATCAGCCGCCAAGTTTTCAGTAATAGCCGCTGACAGAATAGCGAGCTGGCTTGCGAGCGAAGGAACGAGAGTCGGGGCAGGAGTCGGCGGGAGAACAACATCGACAACTTCCGGCTTGTGGGCAGCAACCTTGCAAGCGCGCTTGGCCTTTTTCGCTTTCTTTGCTTTCTTTCGATCAAAAACGCCTTTAGGCATAACATGATTCCTTTTTCCGTGGTCGTGTCGAGATTGACACGTTTTAAGCGGTGAGGGATGAGAGCTTAAAAAGTCATCGCTTAAAGCTTGTCAACCTTTTTAATCTTTCAGTTCAAACACACGGCATGGTGCCTTAAACTCAACCTCCGTATCGACTTTCAGCTTGCCATGATGAAAAATCCAAAAGCGATTTGTCTTTTTTTCATCCGTCTCTACAAGGCTGCTGCTGTTAAACGCAAGCTTATTCGATCCAACATATCCCACCGGAACGTCGTCCAAATGAAAAACCCAGTCAGGGTGAACTCTCGCCCGAATTAACATCGCCTCAAGGTCATCGTCCCAGCGATTGAATGCAACAAGCTCTCCAGTTGGGAGTCTGAGAAAATCGCCACGCCTGGGGCCTTTGAGCCGTTCCCAGAATTCCAAGCGTTCGGTAACTAGCGCTAAATCTATCTTGTCTAAAGATTTAAGCATGCTTATCCGGTTATCACCCATGACCGCTAGCCGTGGGATGTTCCCACTCCCCGCTGTAAAGTTCGCGATAGGTCGGGCTCTCGCTCTCGCCACCGATCCCAAGCAAGGACCGAAAGGCGTTGAACGGGTAGAAGCGCCGGTTAAAGCGAAAGGTGAACTCGTTCAGGTAGGCTTGAAGGTGCTGGGGGCTGACACCGTGATGACAGCCGCGAAGCCAGCCCTTCAAGTTGCTGAAAACCAAGTGAACGATAGGGAGGTATTCTTCGGCAACCTCAGCCTCGCCGCCCTCAGCCGCCGCAAGATGCTCGTACAGGTCAGAGAGGCCGTTGTAAGCTCGCCAACCATCTGTGACGACCATAGAGCCGGGCTGCACTGCGCCTTCTACAAAGCCGCACAAGGTCTTAGCCGTCCGGTTCTCGACCACTTGGAGCCTGAGCCTGCCAGCGTAACGACCACCGCGCCGCGTCTTGGCGGTGCTGCCTTCCTTCGGCTCCCGCTGACGAACCTCAATGGCCGCGATGACCAGGGTTTGATGGTGTACTCCGGCCCCTTCGCCTTTGGTCGCGCCGCCGATCCACGTTTCGTCAACCTCCACATGGTCCTTGCTCCCCGACTTGCCGATCTTGTCGGCGTCGGGGCGGACCATGCCAGCCCGGAGCTTGTGAAGGATTTGGAAGGCCGTCTCGTACCGCTTGAGGCCAAGTTGCCGCTGAAATTCGCAGGCGCTCATGCCCGCTGTCTGACTGGCAACCAAGTACGCTGCCCAGAACCACGTCGAAAGCGGCGTCCGGGTCCGCTCCATGACGGTATCGGCGGTCAGCGCCGTGTCACGGCGGCATTTCCGGCAGCGCAGGACACCTGGACGGGCCACAAAACGGAACGGCTCCCCGGCATTTCCACACAGCGGACAGACAAAGCCGTGTTCCCAGCGGATGCGCTCAAGGTAGGTCGCGCATGCCGCATCGTCCGGGAAAAGCCGCTGAAACTGCGGCAAAGACTTAGGAAACGGCAGGTAAGCGTGCAAGAAAATGTCGGGGGCCATCGGTCACTCCTCCGGCTCAGGACGAACGCGGCACAAGTCCCAATTGTCTGGTACGTGCTCCCTGGCCTCAGCCTCAGTAGCGGCAAAAACTGTAGCAATTTCACCGCTAGGGCTTTGGAAGCGAAACTTTTTTACAAACCGGAAGGACCCTTTGAGTACGCCGGTAAGGTTCGAAACGCCAAGTTCATTACGCGCCTTTTTCGAACGGTTGGGGTGGTTAATCATGGTTTAGACCTCCCCAGTGAAGCGAAGCGTGACGCTATCGGTGGTGACGTGGCCCCAAGCATCGGTCAACGCCATACTGAATGTGTCAGCGTCAATAATCCGGACCGTCTTGGCCGGCGCATAGTAGGTCCAACTACGGGCTTCCGTTTCCGGTGCTCCAACAAGACGCCAAGTAAAGGCATTCCCCTGGGTATGGGTGACGCGGCGGGCCTGCCCGTTGAGTTCTGGGCGCTTGGTGTTCTCGACCAAGGTAAGAACGATCCCAAACTGGATGCGGCGCTTAATGTCGGTGAGAGTTTTCATCTTCGTCACTCTGCCCCTGAAGCGGTCCGAGGCGCGACCTATGTCCAACTATATAGACCTAGTACCTGTGGGTGTCAAGCGGATAAGCATGGATTTAAGCATTGCGCTCTCAATCCTCTGGCTTCAAATCGCTAACAATAAACTCCGCGTCAAGATAATCTCTATGGCGATAAGCTGTCAACGCCTTCTCCGCGGCCTCTCGTGTTTGGAATTCGACTAGCCGTCCGGGCAGATAGTGCCAGCCTTTCCCGATTGGGCTTTCAGATTTGGGACTACGTGTCCAGATTTTAAACATTCGCTTTTCATCTCCTTGGCGCCGGAAGCGTTAAAACTCTCGCCTTAACTGCACTAAGCCTCTCGCGCCATGCTTCTGCGGCCTTTGCGCTATGAAACCCTGCTACGGTTTCCCAATACGTTGCGGCGTTAGCGCGCGCCATAGGGACCTGGACGACGTGCGTCAAAGGGCGAGTTAGTGAGTCGCGACGGCTTGCCATAGCTTAAAGCTTTTCAAACGCCTCACCAGCTGCCACGCAATCCAAAACAGCCGCGATCTTTGTCAACAAATCGTCAAAGCCATTCGCAAAGGCCGTACATTTTTGACGATGAAACGGATTGACGCTCGATCCAGCCACGCGGTCGAATTCATCCGACATGCGCGCGTTGCCTCGTAAAAACCAAGGCAGGCAAAACTCCCCGCCGTGGTCCATGCGGCTGTCACCATCCAGCTCAAGGCCACAAGTCAGCCCGTTAGCCGCTCGGATTTCTAAGCGAATCTCCCTCAGGCCAGAAAGACCAGCAGCGACGCGTGCCGCGATTCCGCCGTGCGCTTTAACGGTTTCTTCGATCAGCAACGCCATGGCCTCGCGATCTTTGGCACGGGCGACAGATAAGACTTTTGTCATGTTCTCAACTCCCAATGCCTTTAGCTGTCACGCTCAAACCCGTCTCAAACCCCAGCCGCACAAGCCTCGACCTTGCCGCCTGAATCGCCTGGGCCGAATTAAACGCCCTAATCGTGGTCGAATCCTCTCGCCAAGGCTCAGACGGATCGAAACGAATCGGCGTGGTGACGACATAAAGGCTTGTGCCAGCCGGGACGCGGGCGGAACGATGAGGATGATTCGTCATAGCGTTTTCAGTGCTTCTTTGTACGCTTCAAGAGCTATTACCACGCGCTCTGTCGCATATAAGCGTCTTTGGTAAGCAAGCTCTTGGTTCGGCGCACATTCCCGAAGCTTGCGCTTCCATTCCTCTTTGTCGCCTTCATAAAAGGCGATGTCTCGGTCGATGATGCGGGCCATAGCCTCAGACTCCCGTCGCTTTGGCAATCGCTTCTTTGCAGCGTCTAAGGCTGTCGGCAACACGTTCAGGAAAGCAATCACGCCCCGTAAGGTTTGCCTCAATGCTTTGGAGCGCTTCAAGCAGCTCCGGCGCGGCGGCGATCAAACGCCCGTTTGCCTCATTGTGCGGCTTCACCATGCCGTCCCAGGAATCCATCGTAGCAAGCCAATAGTTTTCGGGTTCGCTACGGAGCGTGCCTGACTTGGGTTCATAGCGCCAAGGTCCAGGAGTGTGTTCTAGCATTTTCATAATAATGCACTGAGTCTTTCCGTCTTTCGTGTCCACGAAGTTATAAAGCTCGGCACCCGGCTTTGCCCATTCGTTCGCTGCGATGTCCTCAAACACCTTTTCGGCGCTGCAAAGCCATGCAATCTCCACGCGGCACCATTTTACCAGCCGTGCCCAGCGCATAACTGCAATCGCGTTCCAGCTTTCCACGTCCGGCAGTCCGTGAACAGTCAACCAGCCGCTCGACCTTCCTTCGCTTTCCATATGTGCGTTAGGGAAAATCTCCGCTACTTCACCTGCCGCATCTTCCCAAAACGCCTCTTGCGCCATGTCCCAGGCGAACCCTAACGCCTTTTCGGCCGTCTCGTGATCGCAGTGAAACCTCTCGACAATAACCGCGACATCCGGGCCGAATCCCCTCCGCACCTTGACGTTAATGGCGGGATTTGCCGTCCGATAACCATCCGAATGCAGCTCAACGTCCGTTTTGTGAAACCGCGTCATAGCCTTAAATCCTAAGTCCCTGAGTCAAACACGCGAGGCGCCGTGTTTCTTTTGTGATAACCACTATCTCTACCCTCTCCGCTCAAGTCAAGCCTCTCGCCCTTATTTTTTAATGTGACAATGCGCCTCATGTGTCTAATCTGCAACCATCCCCCTCCTCACATAACCCCTCTTGCCTCCCTCCCACCTCCCGCCTTATCCTCTCCTTCGCCATGATAAACCCCCTCCCGCCCATGATTCCCCCTCCCTCGACCTTCCCTAAGCCGCTCCAAGTCGTTCCTTCGCTCGACCCTAAGCCAAGCCTCCAAACCTCTCAAGAAATCGCAGCTTCCTTGGTTGATTCGAAAGAATCCAAACCAAAACCCCCCGTCGCAAAGACCTACATCCTCCCCCCAGTCCTCCCGGTCGGGGCGCCCTCGATCTTTCGCCCCGAATACATCACCATGGTTTCGGAATTCATGGCGAACGATTATTCCCTAACCGCATTCGCCGGTCACATTGGCGTAACGGCCGAAACCATCACGAAATGGCGCGCACGCTACCCCGAGTTTGACGAATCATGCAAGATTGGTGCCAACAAGAGGGTTTTGTGCCTCGAAACGAAGCTAAATGACGTAAAATTAACCTCCGTGAAAGCTAATGTTGGGATTTTTAAACTCAAAGCAACCGCACCGTTAGAATATGGCAAGGTTTTGGACATAAATGACCAAGAGAATGAAAATGCACAAGCAATGCGTGATGTTTTTGCCACAATCGTCGCGGGCGCCGTTGCGAGCGTTACAAAAGGGCTGAAAGGAGTCTCGGCGGCTGGAATCCCCGCGATTGAGGGGAGCTTCGAAGCGGTGATCGCCGATGAGACAAGCGAGGCGGCTTTGGAAGACAGCGGCAAGGTGCGAGAGATTGGGAACGCTGCTAAGACAGGCGCGTTAACGCTTAATGGCACGGAGATCGTGGATAAGGCTTAATGCCTTTTCAGCCGCCTAGCTTTCCAGCCCCTCAGTCCATGCAAGACTCATGCCAAGATCAAAGCCCTAGCGGCGTGCAAGACTCATGCCAGTTTGTTCAGCCGACCGCGATGCAAGACTCATGCCAATGCCTAGAACGAATCGCTAACAGGCATGAATCTTGCTTGTGATTATGGGAAATCGCGGCTTTAGGAGCAAAGCCCTAACGCTTAGGCTCTTAATCCCCGCTTAAGCCTCTATTCCAGGCTTCTGATAATGGGGAATATGGGAAATCGGCGCTAGGATTTGAGGCCAAAACGCTAGGATTAAAATCAAGCCGCCTGCTAAGGCTTTGGTTGGGCAAAGAAAAAGCCCCGCGGCGAGGCGAGGCTTTTGGCTTGAGCGATCCGGGGAGGAGCGTAGCGGTTGCCCTGCCTAGGCGTCAAGGCTTTGGCGCCTGTACAGGCCCCTATATATAGAGTGAGTCTTGCTCGCTTTCAGGCGCCTCGCTAACCAAGCGATTCAGCTGATAAAGAACCTGCGCTAGGCCGAGCAAGGCGCCTGTGGCAATCGCGATAAGCACGTAAAGGCAAATCAGCTCGACTGTAATCAGCGCTCCCGGCACGGGCAGGGCGTTATCTAGCCGCTCTGCGATACAATTGACCGCGGCGAAAAACATGCCGCCTGGGATTGCTTCCAGGATCAAGGCGGTTAAGAGAATCGCCCGCGCGTTGTGCAAGCACTGGCGAATAGCTGGTGTGTTCATGGCGTTTCTTCCCAATTGCAGGCGGTTTTGGCGATGGTTATGAGATCAATGGATTTTTTAGCTGCCCATGCTGCCTCAGCTGCCCGAGCTGCTGCCCAAGCTGCCCGAACTGCTGTCCAAGCTGCCCGAGCTGCCCAAGCTGCCCGAGCTGCTGTCCAAGCTGCCCGAACTGCCTCAGCTGCCCAAGCTGCCTCAGCTGCTGCCCAAGCTGCCTCAGCTGCTGCCCAAGCTGCCTCAGCTGCTGCCCAAGCTGCCTTAGCTGCCCGAGCTGCTGCCCAAGCTGCCTCAGCTGCCTCAGTGGTACGATCTTTACCTGACAACCAGCTATCAGCCCATAGATTCCAAGCCTCGTCAGTGAAAACAGCTTTTGCGCATAGAATCGCAAACCTGATTTGTTGTTCTTTCGTAACTATCGGCAACGCAATCTCTTTAACCGTTGTGAGCGTTACACAACCGCATTTTAGCCGCCCCTCGCTTTTAGCAATCGTGCCTTCCGCTTCCCAAAGCCGCGGGTTTGAAAAATTTGCGTGAATCGGGTTAAGCAACACAGCCAGCAACGGATGCTCATAAGCATGAACAAGTCCCGGCCTGCATAGCTCCCCCTCGCCCGTCCCAGAATGTGAGACTCCCTTGCCCCAAAGGCATTTGTTTGATTCACCGCGACGTGTGTAACCTTCTTGATCCGTTAACTTGTAAAGCTTTGTCATAGCGTTTTTCCTTATGCCTGATTGTCTATCATTGCCCAAAAAGAGGAGCGTTTCAAGCTCCCCTAATTAGCGTTGACTCAAGCGGCGAATAGCTCCGGGACTTTGAAATCAGGCAGCAAGAGCCCCACTGCCTTAGCCTTCATAGCCGCGCCTGACCCGAAGTTAGCACTATAACCAGGAGCGCTCATACGCGCGCCGTAACCGTCTCGCACACTAATCTCCCATGCTTCCCGATTCTCCGTATAATCCCTTACGTCTTCAAACGTAGGATGCATGGTCTTCTTGCTTGGATTGCCGTACACAACGTCAAACGGGATCGCGTCAACGCCGCAAGGTCCATCAACCATGATCCACCGGCCATATACGATTTGCGTTTGCATGAATGCCATTGCCTTGTTCCTCTCTCAATTCAGTCTCTATTATATAAAGCAGAGTCGCGCGTTATGCAACACTCTCTTATCGCCATAGCTACGCAATGCCTCATTATCTCTAAGCGCCACACGCATACCTCTTATGCACTACACGCTTATCACTATGGCACGCTTAATGCCTTTGCCTTTGCCTTGCGCCTTGCGCCTTGCGCCTTGCCAGCTGCAACGTCGCGCGCCTTGCCAGCGCTCAATCCCCCCCCCCCCCCTGTCCTGGCGGCTTAGGCCTTCGCAAGCCCCATGCCCCCCGTAGCCGGGGAGGACGGAAGGACGGAGGCGAGGAAACGGGCTATCCCCTCGCTAAATTTTTAACATTTTTTGCATTGCCCTTGTCATTATCACCATAGCCGCCTCTTTTAACGTTGCACCTTCTTGAACTCTATGCGTTGGGTGTTTAGGCTTTATGCTATGGAGAGCCTTTGTGATTCCTGCCCCGTGCCTGGAAAATGCTGTCGCGTGTTTACGCTTAATGGCGGCCTTCCTGAACTTAAGACCGTGGAGGAAGTGCAGACATGGATCGATAAACGAAACGCCTCGACAGACGAGACGCTTCCTTTCAAGCCGTTGTTTCGTGATTCAAAAGAAGCATGGTGGTTCTGGTGTCCTAACCTGAGTCAAAAGACCGGAAGGTGCCTAGATTACGAGAACAGGCCAGAGACCTGTTGGAGCTATGAGCCGAAGTCGTCGGGGCTTTGTGTGCTGTTTGAGGAGCCTGCTGTTGAGACAATGGAGGCGTCTGAAGCTAAGGAAGGCGTGCCAAAGAACCCTCTTTAAACCCCCTCCCAATCATGCTATCTAGAAACTTGGGTGCATTCTAAGGTTTCTCGTTATCATGGCTGACGCTAAGCTCTTGGCTTGTGTGAAAGAAACTCGGTCTAAGGCAGACCACCAAGCAATCAAGCGGCTGATTTTAGAGCAGCGGGAGCTTAAAGAGAGGAGATTATGGGCGCAAGCTGAGACGATTGCAGCGGTGAGGTTTCATAAAGGCAGGGGGATGAGTGAGAAGAGATTGATCGAGCTTTATGGGAGGGGGTTGATTGAACAGGTGAAGAAGGCGGATGATTTGATTAGCGTAGAAGGATAAAGCCTCATGTGGCAATCGATTGAGACAGCACCAAGGGACGGGACGCCTTGTTTGTTCTACAGTCCGGGAAAAAAGAGAGCGTCTAATCAGAACGCAGACGCTCCTTATTATAGAGTAGACAGCTTCTCACCAAAATGGCCGAGTGCCCATTTCCAATATCCTGAAGCACCTTACACGTACTGGCTTCCGCTTCCTGAACCGCCAACAACTAGAGAGCCGATACAGCATGGAAGCTCTATAGGCTTTCCAGGCGGTGTTCTTGGCGTTGATGGAAAATGGTACTAGGCAATAGATAAAGGCTAAGGCTCATGGACTTTATTCCAATCACCTATGACGGCGCTTGGGTTGTTTCCCGAATGCCCGCGGATGAATCTCTCGTTGAGATCAGGCTTAAGGACGGGACGCTGACCAAAGCTTTCTTCTCTTGCAATATCATGGAAGCAGGAGATTGGGATTTCATCCCGGTTGATGAAGATAATGAGCCGGGGGATGGGGAAAGCCTTGCGGCGAGTGTGGTAGCTTGGCGTTATCTTGAAGAGGTACAGGCATGAGCGACAGCATCCCAGGCTCCAGCCAGTCCAACCCAATCCGCTATCGCGGTTGGAACATCAGCCTAAGCGGCAACGGCGATCCGATTGGCGAGGTATGGGAGTTCTGGTCGGATGCGTTTGACGGTGCGCCTGACAGCCCAACGAGGTATGAATGCGGCACTGCTGCGTCTGAGCAAGAGGCTAAGCGCAAAATTGACGACATGTATGATCCTGATTTTGGAAGGGCATTAAGCCAAAAACCAGAAAAGCGGCGTGTAACCCATCTAACTGTTCAACAGCAATACGCTGTCGAGTGCGCTAGTGTAATCTTCAATAAAGCACACCGGAACATTGGTTATGGACTCTACCAAGTCGGAAGTTCACTTACACGGCAGAATTGGCGAGATGTTGATTTACGTTGCATCGTTGGCGATGTTCAATTTGATGAAATGTTCAGGTGGCTATATTCTCCGCAGCACTTATTCATGAACGTCGTTATCTCGGAATGGTTTGAACGACGTACTGGACTGCCTGTTGATTTTCAGTTTCAGCGACAGACGGAAGCCAATGCGGAATTTTCATCTAGGGAAGGTCATCGTCGAAACTGTGTCGGCATTGCTATTGAGGCAAGCTGGAACGAAGATCGAGATCGTAAACTAGCTGCGGTGAAAAACGCAGTTTAGTTGGAGAGGAAGGCTTCACATGCCCATATGGTTAGGAATCGCAGTATGCGTCGCTGTGATAGCGCTTATATTTACTGTCTTAGCTAGCCCTACTAATTCCCGCGGAGACTAAACACATGTTGGATGTAAGCTTCTCGCCAGAAGACGAGCCTCTTAAAGTTCAAGTCGTTGGTGGACGGCTTGTAATCACCATCGGCATTGCTTGTCTCGCACACGCTATCGAGTTTGATCCTAGCCTTTCGCTGTTTAACGAGGAAACTGGCGAGTTCGAATACCCCGAAGTCACTGACCCGCTGGTTTTTGCGCAAGCCATAGACTGTGCGCTCTCGCAAGAGGAAGAAGACGGCAGCACACCTGTCCACCGGATGCTCGATAAGGCTGCGCTAGACGCAATTGAAAGCGGTGCCGAAGGCGTTCACTGTCCTGGAGACTAAAATGAAAAAGCCCCTGCTTGCAAAAGCCCGTCCAAAAACTCTCTACGTCTCCCGTCCTCTTCTCAACGCTAAAGCGCTCTTCGCTTGGGCACAGCGTAATGGCTTTGAGCAACCGCTTTCTCCTGACGACATGCACGTTACCTTGGCCTTCAGCCGAAAGGCGTTCGACTGGAGTCATCTCAAGCCCAAACGCAATCGTGTCATCATCCCTGAAGGCTATGGCGTTAGAAAGCTCGCCCCACTTGGTGACGAAGGCGCGGTCGTGCTGCTCTTTTCGTCGAACAAATTCGAGCTGCGCTGGATAGACTTCTGCAACAAAGGCGCGTCTTGGGATTATGACGACTATCACCCACACGTTACGCTCACATATTACGGCGATCAGCTTGCTCTAACGGGAAAGCTTCCCTATCGTGGGGAACTTGTTTTCGGGCCAGAGGTCTTTGCTGAGGTCGATGAAGACTGGAAAGAGAACGTTTCATAGTGCGTGATCTCCTGCCAATCCTTCCAAAGAAACGCGGTCGGCCGCCCAAAGCCCGCCCCGACTCCGAGGCTGCGCCCCGCTCACGCGATCCTGACTTCATCAAAGCACAATGGGATTTAAAGGAGCGTCAAAAGCTTCTAACTTCCGGTTTAGAAGACGATCTTCCTCCCCCGGCCTCCTCCCCCGCCGCCTCTCCGTATGGTTCTGGCGAAGCCTTATCTCCCGGCGTGGCTTCCCCCGCGATCAGCCAAGGTCGCAACGCCCCTACGTATCGTCTTGCCTCCACGATCCCTAATAACGCGGTCGGCTTAATCACCTTCTACAACCTCATGTATCACGCACGTGGGTTTTCCTTTCCGCCTCACCTGCAATACCCCGCCTTCGCCCTCTCTGACCCTCGTATCAAAAAGCTCCTAATCGTAATCGGCCCAGGGTCGGGCAAAGCCCTGCACCCCGATACCAAAGTCCTTACCAAGCGCGGTTGGCTTCGCATGGGGGCGCTTACAACATCTGACTTCGTGATGATCCCTGACGGGAAGACTTGGGTTAAGGTCCGTGGCGTGTTCGAGCAGCCTTTAAGCCGCCTCTACCGTCTAAACTTTGCCGATGGCTGTTTAATCCGCGCCAATGGGAATCACCTATGGAAGGTCTATAATAAGGACTTCAAGCTTGGAAACGTAGACCTTGACTGGCGCATTCGCACGACTGAGGAGATTTGCCTCTATAAACATGCGCCAAGAGGCAATCGCGTAAAATGGTACGTGCAGCAATGCAGCTCTACATACAACGATCTCGCCAGCTTAGAGATCATGTCTATTCACCAGGAAGCATTCGAGTCCCCTTCCGTCTGCATCAACATCGATCATCCTGCTGGGTTGTTTGTTATCGAAAACAACATCGTCACGCATAACTCTGCGCTCCTCTCTACTGTCTTCCCTGCTTACATGCTTGGCCAAGTCCCTGACACAACCATCGTCGGGATTTCGGCTGGTGAAGCCCTTATGCAAGGCTTCATGTCAGCGGTTATGGAATGGGTTGAACACGCTCCTGGCTGGAAAGCTGCTTTCCCGCAAGTCCTCCCTGACAAAGGCCGTGGCTGGTCCACCGAGCGCGGGATGTTTGTCTCTGGGCACGCGGCTGGCGACCCTGATGCTTCTTATCTTGCGGCTGGGCTTTCGTCTAAGCGCCTAACCGGCGTTCACGCGCGGATTATTATCGGGGACGACTTGCATGATAAGGAAAACTCCTCCTCAGCTGAAGCCTGCAAAAGCGTCCGCGATACGTTTTATTCTCAAATCTTAGGCCGCGCTGATCCGCGCGGTGCGAGATTTATCTTTGCAGGCCGCCGTTGGCACGATGAAGACATCTATGGCCATCTCAAGCGCACAGGCGAATGGGTTGTTATGGAGCTTCCTAACATTCGCGAGAAGGCGGATTATCTGTATTGGGACGTTACGATTCCCGAAGGCTTAGAATGTGTCTTTACAGAAATGATGCGTGGAGAGCATCCTGCCTGTTTAGGCATCCCCAAGTCCGAAGACGCACGTTCGATGATTCAAGCTGTTGGGTTTGAGAACGTTGGTTCGGATGAGGCATTGTTAAAGCCTTCAGAAGAAGCGTTAAAAAGCGCGCTTGCTGAAGAGTCCAAGCTTATCTTCTCTGAGCCTGAGAGGGACATTATCTAGGGTGTTTGAATGTTGAAGAGGCTTTGCAGCAATAGCTCATTGGTAGAGCTTTCTGTTGTCCAACAGAAGGAAGACGGTTCGATTCCGATCTTGCTGCTCCAAAAGCGTGACTGGCTTGTTGCGGATGCACCGCTAAAAGAAGGTCAGGCGCTTGTTAAGCAGTGGCATTATGCACACGGAGGCAGCAACACTTGCTGCTATATGCATGGGCTATACAATCGTGTCTCTGGGCAGTTAGCGGGCGTAGCGTGGTGGCTTCCACCAACGCGTGTCGCTTGTGAGAGCGTCAATAAGCTTAACTGGAAGAAAGTCCTTTCATTAACACGGCTGGTTATCTTACCGGACGTTCCAAAAAACGCGGCCTCTTTTCTGTTAGCACATTCTGTTAGGCGCATTTGGTCAGACAATCGCTTTGTAACGCTTGTCACTTATGCAGACGAAAGCCAAAACCATTTTGGACAGATTTATCGTGCAGCTAACTGGTTGTACGTAGGACGTACAGGCCCTTACCCTCGGTGGTTGGATGCAAACGGAAAACAAGTCGCACAGAAGGCTACAAAAAATCGCGTGAAAGCTGAAATGCTAGCACTTGGTCATACAAAAGTTGGTAGCTTTTACAAGCACAAGTTTGTCCTTCATCGTCCTGGAGAGCTTATAAATGTTGAGGCTTGACAACAGACAAGCAGGAAAGCTGTAAATGCCTTCCACTCACAACGACTCCCCTCGCCGCATCTATCGCGTTCGAATGCCTTATGGCATTGATCCCAAAGGCATGGGTTTTTACTGGCCAGAGTCCGAGCAAAAGCGCTCTGAAGTCTTAATCATTAAACGCTCCTCGCCCGATGTCTTCGAGGCAACTTATCAATGCCGTCCTGGCTCGCGCCAAGGCTCAATCTTCCTAGCCGACGATCTTGATTCCTTTTATCAGTGCCTCGTCCGCGGCGTTCAGTTCTCTCCATCTGAACTCGCTCTCGGAATGCCGTCCCCTTACGTCCGAGATTTTGTCTCGCAAGGGCATTGTGTCCTTCAGGCTTGGGACACGGCTTTCTCCACGTCTCTCCAAGCCGCGCACACCGTCTGCGTCACGGCCTTAATCGTCCCCTGTCAAGCCTACCATCGTGGCGAAAACCCCGCCATCGTCGGTCCTTGTGATTATCATTTCGACGTGCTCATCCTAGATGTCTTCCGCCGTCGTGTCGATTGGGGCGGTTTGGTCAACGCAGCCAAAACCCTTTACCAGCTCTGGCGTCCGCAAGAGGTCTTAATCGAAAAGAAAGCCTCGGGCATTTCCCTTATCCAATCCCTAGAATCCTCAGGCATTCCAATCGTCCCAATGCCCGCCACCGCCTCCAAAGGTGCTCGCGCAGTTAACAGCGTTACGCTAAAAACCGCCGGTTCCGTCCAAGGATGGTTTCGTCAGCACCGCGTCCTTTCCCCTACCTATGCCCCCTGGCTCGAAGCATGGCGCACGGAACTCAAAGACTTCTCCGGTAACGACGATGCCTCATCCGACCAAGTAGACGCCACGGTCCATCTCGTCACTCGCGCTATCATCATGGGCTCGGGTATGGTC